GTAAACCTTGTAGACCTTGCGTGCCTTGCACGCCTTGAGTACCTTGCACACCCTGTGTGCCTTGCACACCTTGTGTGCCTTGTAAACCTTGTAGACCTTGCACACCTTGTGTGCCTTGGAGTTGAGCGTATCCAAACCCCTGTAAACCTTGTGTACCTTGTAAACCAGTATCACCTTTATCACCCGTTTTTGCAAAAGTAATAATTATATCTTCATTGTTGGCAAAAGTTCCATTACCAGAAACATAAGAACAACCAACAGTAAACCATCCAGTGTTATCTACTGTAGAAGATATTGTAAACAACATAAATGCACTTGAATCAAATTTCTTAGAAATTCTAAAGTGACCTTTAATTGTTGATGTTGAATTACCAATTGTATTTAAAAATGAAGTTAAGTTTGTAGAATTATCATCACTGTTATCTAAGTAGATTTGTGTAGCACTTGCAACAACTATATTATTAAGGTTTAATTTTCCTATGCCTGGATCAGCATTAGTTGTAGCAGTTGTAAAAGTATAATCAAATGATGCCCCGCCAAAGTTACCGTCTCGTCCTACTACACCTTGAGTTCCTTGTACGCCTTGCGTACCTTGAACACCTTGAGTTCCTTGTGTGCCTTGAGAACCAGTTGTACCTTGCACACCTTGTGTGCCCTGAGAACCTGTTGTGCCTTGCACACCTTGTGTGCCTTGAGAACCAGTTGTACCTTGCACACCCTGTGTGCCTTGTAACCCCTGTATACCTTGTGTACCTTGCACACCTTGTGTGCCTTGAACTTGAATACCTTGCGTGCCTTGCACGCCCTGTGTACCTTGCACACCCTGTGTGCCTTGTATACCTTGTACTTGAATACCTTGTGTGCCCTGAAAACCCAAAGGACCTTGAATACCTGTAGGACCTTGATATCCCGCAGAAGATATGGTTACTTCATTATTTATTTGTTGTACATAAATATTATCTGTCATTATAGTATGGTGTTAGGCCTAACTTGAAACCATCCTTGTACAAGAGTTTTACGCCTTAAACTTCCATCTATAGATATGATTTGATATTTGGATTTTGGTAAATTAAATTTATTTGTTTGAGCTGGGGTTAACTCAACATGAATAACGCCTGTTCCAGTGACTGTAATTCCGCTACCCAAGCTTGCGGTAGCACATAAAATGTTTCCGCCTTCTTTATCTCTTACTTCCATTAAAAAATTATATCCGTTAAAATTTATTAATGTTCCTACTGAATCTTTAACAGTTATATCAACAGACCAAGTATCGTTTTGGATAATATCATAATTAATTTCTTTAATAGCCATATCACACCCCTATAGGTTATATTTTACCATTTATTGGTTAATATCTACAATTTCACATTCCCCAGATACACAAGCCAATGCTTGAGATCCAGTAGTTGAGTCTTCTAGCTCATATAGTGATAATGCTTCCCAATTTATGGCTTTTGGCATTTTTGCAACAAGTTCATCATAAGCTTCTTTTTCAACTTCTTGATATGGAGCTTGAGCATATGTATGATCAGAATATGGAAGAAAAGAGATTCCAGAGCATTCGTCAAAATGCTTATAAACCCATGCTCCAACTTCCATCCATTCATCTTCTTTAACAGTAATAGTTACAGAAGGCTTATGCTCACACCAATGGCGTTGATATGTAAGCCAAATTTCAAGTTGTTGAATTGCATTAACTTTATTTCTAGTAATAGCATTTGAAGGTGCTTTTACTGGAAATGAAAATACAGTTGTGTCATTTGGTTTCATTACATCATCTTCTGCAGGAATACCTGAATCTTTTAAGAATTGTGTAATTGGATCTTTCTTATCTCCACGAACTGTTCTAATATAGTATTCTGAATGCCAAGGATGCATTCCTGAGCTTACCCCGACCAATTGAGATACTGTGCCTGATGGCTTAACGCAAGTGATTGCGGCAGAAGCGGAAATCCCAATTTTTCCAGCTTCTTCAATGTTTGTAGCAACAGAATATTCACGAAGTCTATCTAAGACTTCACCAAGTTTTGCCATGCCGTCTTGACCTGAAAAAAACTTATTACCAAATTGTCCAGTAAGTGAAACTCCTAGTAGGCGTTCTTCTTCTGTATTATCTTTCCAAATTTTACGAATATACTTGAAGTCTGTAAGTGTTGATTGCCATGTACCTAGGATCGTTGCAAGGCGAACTTTATTTGCAACAGTTTCAGGTGTATCTTCTTCACGTAATACGACTTCTGAAAGATTACAAAACTGATAAGGACGTAGAATAATTTCTGAGCAAGGATTTGTTCCGTAATGAATTTCTTCAGAACGACGACCATATTTGGCTGCTTGCTTTTGGGCTGCTGCCACATTGTAGATACCTCTTTCACCCGATTTTGAATCATAAAGCGATTTCCATTCTGCTATAAATTGTGCCATTTCTGGTTTACGTGAATATGCAACAGAATTATTTGCTAGGGCACGTTGTGCATTTGATTCCCACCAATTACCAGCTTTTGCTGCTGCCATCTCAATATCATTAATATTAGAAAGAGAAATTAATGCTGAACGACGTACGCCTCCAACAACTACAACTTCTCCAATCTTACACATAATGTCGTGAGCTTCAATTGGCTTAAGTTGACGACCAAGAGCTCCCTTAAAAATTTTAATTGTAAAATCAAAAAGATTAACTAGCGGTTGTGGTCCAGATGATCTTCCGCCCATAGTTTTAAGACGAGCACCTGAAGGACGAATTTTGCTAATATCAATTTGTGGAATTTGTCCTGCCCAAAGAAGTGAAAGAAGTTCACGGTACGCTTTAGCCCAACCTTCTTTAGAATCCCCAACAGAAATCAATGTGTTTGACTTTTCTAATATTTCTGGAAGGGCGGGAAGTTTATTAACATACTTATACTCAACAGAGAATCCAACACCAGTACCACACATAAGAATATACATTGCTTCATCAAATGATCTAGGATTATCTACTGGAATAAATGAGCAATTATAACCTGCAACATTTTCTCTTTCTAGTGCTGGTCCTGAAGTCATTACAGAACGCATAGACGGCATAACATTGCGATTAAATACTGCATCTTTAAGTTCTGTTACAAGTGCCTCATCTGCTACATAACCATGATTATCACGAAGATGACCTTGCATAAAATTAAAGTAGCGGTCTACTGTTTCACCCCATGTCTCACGACGATTTTCGTTTTCTAACCATCTTGCATAGCGAGATAGTGCGATAAAGTTTTCATATGGGTTTTCAATAGTTCTAGACATTTAATATAGTTCTCCTCGGATTTTTTAGATAGACTCCTAGTGTATCACACTAAAATTTTAAAAATGGTCTTTTTGTATTTTTTTCAATCTCTCAACTGCAGGTTTAGACACTTTTTCCCAGTTGTAATCTTTATGAATTAAGAAAGCATTTTTGTAAGCTAAATCTGCGTATCTTTTGTAATCTTTTGTAATTTGTTGCATGCAATCTTTTAATTGTGCATAATCTGGTTTTAACATTAATCCTGGATGCGTAGATTGCCAAGGTGAGTCCCACCATTTAGAATCTAACGGCATTGTTATGTATCTTGAATATGTTGCCCAACCTGCTGTGCATATTGTTGGAATGCCAGATGCCATTGCTTGTAATGGATTAAAACCAAAACCTTCACCCCAAGATGGATAAAGAAAAACATCGCACATGTCATAAAGACCGTTCATCTGCTCTACACTTAATTCTGATTCAATAATTTTAATATTTTTATAAAAAGCACTTGGGCTTCCAGAAATTTCTCCAGTAATAGGGTCATAAACTCTTGTAGTGTTTAATCTACTGCATTTTAAAATTAGCTCGTAATCTGGATTGTCTCCATACGTTGCAATAAAAGCATCTACAACCATCTGCCCGTCTTTTCTAAATGAGGGTTCGCCTACATGCAAAAATCTAAAAGGGCGGGATTTATTGAGTTCACGTTTCTTAGGAATCCAACTATCATCAATACCGTGTTCATAAATAAATATTGGTTTGTTAGTGTGCTTAGAAAAAATTTCTGCATTCCATTCGGATGTTACCCAGAGTTCATCAATTACTTGGTTCAATGGAGTTGCCCATCCCCAAAGTAATTCTGTAGACTCCCAAGGTGTATAACCAATTTTGTATTGATCTTTAGCAAATGTATAACTAGTTGGTTGAATAAAAGAAATACCAATATTTGGTTCTCTTGATTTAACAACACATTCTATGCCCAGCTTGTTAAATGAATTAAATATATGATTAGATGCTTCTCCGTAACCTACGCTACGATCCATAAATTCTGGAGCACCAGTAAATGAGACTTGCATAACACTCTTTTCGGGTTGTTTTTCTTAGTATATCATGATAGACTGGATATTACTACTCTTACCCCAGGAGGTTCAAAATGAACAATGAGAACAAAGCAAGGATAAGGACAGCGTGGACAATGATATGTGTGATGATTCTCACACTAATTTTTGGTGTGGATCAACAAGCACACGCTGCAATGAAGGAAGCAATAGTGTATAATAAAAATATATTATATATTAATAAATATAATAATTTAGTTAATATAAAAGATATAATTAATATAGATTATAATAATATATTAAATAAAAGAATGCATAAAACTCTTTATTTAATTAATGATTTATCTTCTAGAAGCACTTTTTTAATGCCCGATTATAGCCACGAGCTAAATCTAAAAACAACAAGAGTAGACAAGCGGGTAATAATCTCAAGACTAGCAAATGCACTTAAATCCACTGAAACAGGTGGAGCGGGAGCGTATTATCGCAAGTCCAGATCCAGTTCAGCATGTGGTGCGTACCAATACATGCCTTCAACATGGAATAACTATAAAGGCTACAAGGATGCTTGCCATGCCCCAGAATGGGTTCAAGATCAAAAGATAATTTTGGAATTGAACGCTACTTACAATAAGTACCATGACTGGGAAAAAGCAATTGCAGCACACCTATTGCCCTCCCGAGCAGGAAATAAGAGCACTTGGAACAAACCAGTTCCAGGAAATCCTACTGTTCGGCAATATGTAAATTCTGTTTTAAATAGGGCTAACTTAGTGACCGCATAATGCGAATACAAGTCTTTTCAGAATACTTACAATTAGCACAGGCGGGGAGGGTAAACTTCCTCGCCTGTCCTATGCACCAAAATGAAGAAGCGATCTTCCCATTGAGCCATCAGCAGGAAGAAGAAAAAATCGTGCTACACTGTTTTGCATGCGGGTATAAAAATACCGCTGGCTCCACTTTATATAATAATTTAATTGAAATTATAAGGGCGGAAATGAGTGAGCCCGAAAAAATGGATTAGCATATGGCAAAAATTAGTATAGAAAGAGCCTACATAGAGGCTCACGACGACGATGTAGATAATTTTAGTATAGAGCTTAGCTGTAATGATATAATCGTCGCAAAGAGCCCTGTAAGCCCCGCAAAATGGCTTTATACAATGACCAACGATGACGGAGATTTAGTAATAAACCATTCGGCGGGAATGGAAGGCAATAAATGGGACCATATAACCAAAGAGATCATAGGAGAAATAGATAATGGGTAATTTAGGCGAAGAATTAGGCAATACTGACGCTATCTTAGAAATTCTAGAGAATTTAAGAGAGTTATCTGGTGCAATGTTTATTCAATCCCAGCGAAATTATGATATGTTAGCTTTGATTGGTGAGAAGCTAGGTGCTGATGTTGATTCTATGTTATTTAAGCACCAACAAGGACAAGTCCTTGCTCCCCCGCCTTCTTTTATATTTGAAGATGAGCAAAATACCAAATCTGAAGAGTAAAGTTTAGGTTTAGAGTTTATAAGTGTGACATAAATCACATATTTAGTGATCTATAAAGTTAGAAAATGTCATAAGGATAATAATTACAACTCCAACTGCTGCTATAAAAGTATTCATAATAAACTAGTTTAACATATATGTGATCTAAGTCACATTTTTATGCTCTTTTAAGTGATTTAAGAGTGTCATGTGAGCAAATTTAGATCTAGACTCGATTTCTTTCTTACAAATATCACATATAACTATTCTCATAGCTCAATTCTAGCAGTTCCCGCCATTTTTGTCCATAGCTATGTTACTAATGAGTATTTTACTTTTGATCAAAATGTTAATGGAATTTTAATTTGTATGATTCCATTTTCAAAAACCTTTTTTGAAAAAAAATAGTCCGCACATAACGGTCAAATCGAACATTTTGCACCCATATGTGGGGTAGATCACATAAATTTTTTGCGACACGCCGTGTTTAGACTTGATTTTTCCAATTTAGTGTGCTAGTATTCTACTATAAAGAAAATCAAGAAAGGTTCTTGATAAAGAAAGGAGTTCTAATGAACTCACTAACAGTAGTAGTAGAACCTACTCATCCTATGGCTAGTAGTAATACTAAGTCTAATTCCATCTTCCGCCTTGCTAATGGTAACTACATTAGCCGTATGGCGTATGTCCATCTAGTAGCCTCTGAGGGTCTTATCTCTCACCGCTATCTAACCCCTAGCGAGTCCCAATGGGTATTCGCTAATCGTGTGAGCTAAATCACATAGACACATAGGGCGTGTCGCCCCCTATTTGTCAGACCCCCCTGCTATACTAGCGACATAACTAAATAAGGGTAGAAAAAGTAAATAGGCAAAATCCCTGCCAGTAGAAAAATCTTAGGTGAGCCCCTAGCAATAGGGCAAATAATCCTAAGCAACAAAAAAGAATCTAACAGAAAGAAGATAAAGAATGAAAATGAAAATAGAATACTCACTATGGGATGGTGCTACACTACTAGGTGTAGGATTCATAGCGTCTAGTGCTGATGAGATGAATAAGACAGTAGCCGAACTACAAAAGGTTTCTAAAAATGTAGTGGCACACTTGCGAAAGGTAGAAATAAATGACTAATAGAATAATTACTACCCTAGTGCAACTAGCCCTCTTGGGTGTTGTCATACCCCTATGCTATGCTATCTATCAAGACCTCAAAAAGAATGGACTAAACTAATGTCATACACTTACTCTTGGGAAAGAACCTCTACTCTATCCCCCCTCGATTTCATTTCAGAACAGAACGACATTTGGGAAGAAGAGAACTCAGATGAATTCTCATTCATAGCGACCCCCGATTTCGACCCAGACGAAATCCTCTAAATTTGACAAAATGTCAGACCCTAGTGCTATACTAGGAAAATCACCACCTAAAAGAAAAGGACAAAAAAATGACAGTAGCAAATAAGACATACCAAGTAGGCGACCTCTTCACAACACAGAAGAGCGGAATTACTGGAGTCATCAAAGCAATCGAGCCAAAAGACGCAAACCGCACAGTAGTGCTTCTTGATGTTGATGGCGAAGAGCGTTTCACCACAGTAACAATCTAACCTTAGCGAAATACGCTAAAAGACCTGAGCAAGTCTATTAAAACTGCTCAACACAAAACCCAACAAAAAGAAAAGGACATAACAGAATGACACTATCAGGATACACATACCAAATCGGAGACCTCTTCACTACTAGCAAGACAGGCGTTACAGGTCGTATCGCTTCTTTCTCCCCGATTTCTAATAAGGTAACTCGCGTTAGTTTAGTTTTAGCAAATGGCTCTCGCCGTTTTGCTATGGTAAAAACAAGCAAGTAACTAAAAAGAAAAGGACACATAAAAAAATGATGACACGCAAAGACTATGTAGCAACAGCAGAAATTCTAAACTCTTATGGTGATGAAATTCCGCAACAAGTATTCGAAGATTTAGTCTATGATTTTTCTCAGATGTTCGCAGATGATAACGAGAAATTTGATAGCGATAGATTTCACGAAGAAGTCTACAAAAATCTAAAACACGAATAAAAAAAATAACCTGAGTAAGTTATAAAACTGCTCGCAGCTTTTTTATTCACGATCATGAATAAATATGCATTCGAACGTTTGTTCGAAAGTGCCGACGCTGACGGCGTGTCGTCCACATGACTTAAGTCACATTAAATTTTACGCTCAAGTTATCCACATGATGTAAGTCACATTTTGAAATGTCCGATTTGTCATAGTTACCCGTCAGTAAATGTCAGACCCCCCTGCTATAATTACAGTATAAAGAAAAACAAGAGGTAAAGAAATCCTCTAAAGAAAGGTGGTCTAAAATGACTACATTTACACTAAACACTCTCCCTGTAGAGTATGCAAATAAAATTGTTTGCTGTTTCTGTTCACAATACGCTAATGAAAATTTCTGCGTATCCTGTAATGAATACAAGGGTCTAATGACTCTTGCAGAATTTATGTCCTACTATGAAATAAGTGAGTGGGTAAAATAATGGGTTACATTGAAATTTTTCGTATAAATGAAGAGGGTGCTGGTTGGGTAGATTTATCCGAAGCCACTCCCGCTGAAATGCTAGACATTGAAATTGGTTTATTTCAAGAGGGAGCCCTCTAATGAAAAAATACACATTTGGTGTTTGGTTAGACATTGATGCAGAAAATGATGACCAAGCGTTATCAATTTTTGACAATGTAATAAAAAATAATTTTGTTTCAGATTCTTATTGTTTTGAATGGAAAGAGGTTGAATAATGGAAAAAGATATTTTTGGTTTTGCAGATGCAATTCAATTGGATCATCTTAATGATGAGCAATTAAAAATTGTTGAAGAAATTTTTAAAGATTTCAAATAAAATTTTTGCAGTGTAACAGCTGCAAAAAAATGCCGACGCACTCGGGCGTGTCGCACACGCTTACGTAAGATGTGATTTTTCTCACAAAGTTCACGCTCCAAATAGTGAGACTACTACCCAGTATACTAGACAGTAGCGGTTTTATCTGTTATACTTCCAGTATTAGAAAATAAAGAAAGGTGGTCAAAATGACTACACTAAATGAAACACTATTCTCAACAATAGTCCACGAATACCACAATGGTGGTGTTAAATCGTCTTATGGATTAGACGCTTATACTCGCAAGGAATTGCTAAAGTATCTATTCTCATCTAAAGGGTGCAATTGCATAAATTGCCTCTAATGTGAGATAAATCACAAATAAATAATTTAGACACACCCTCTAAATCCCCCAAAATGTCAGACCCCTCTGATACAATAATCGCATAACAAAAAAGAAAAGGAAGTGCTAAAATGGCAACTTATAAATACGACATAGAAACCTTATTAGAAGGTAAATACTATCGCTCACTAGGGCGACATAGAGATGGAATAATCCAATCCGCAGAAAAGCGTGATAATGTATGGTATGGCTCAAACTTTCAGGCTTATACTGTAAGAGTCCGACCAACTTATAATCCCGAAAAAGTTTCTACTTGGGGTTCAGATTTTTACGCAACAATTTGCGTTCAGATTGAAGATAACTAATGGAAATCTTTATCTGTTCTAATTGTGATACGCTTGCCACTGTGTCAGTGGCAGGTGATACAATAGAAATAACAAAATGTAAATGTCAGACAAGAAAGGACAACTAAATGTCAAATATAAAAAATGCGTTAGAGCAAATCGTAAATTGCTCAGATTGCTATGGTCAAGGCGTAACTGGCTGGGTATCTCCAGACGGCGACTATGATTTTGATTATTGCGATTGCAACCCTTACAACATTCCCGCTGATGAGGTTGCGGAATACCACCAATTATTTTCAGGAAGCGAGGCTTAACAATGTATAAAATTACAGTAACCTATGATGAGCAGACCTCACCTTATTGGTCAGGACAATACTCAGATGAATTGCAAGCACACAAAGAGTTTGCAAAGTTTATTGACTGGGGATTTGCAGATAAGTATTCTACTGTAAATCTCTACACCCCGTCAGGTAAATGCTATACCAAAATTTTTTATCGTGAAGGCAGAAGGGTCGTAGAGCGATGAGCGATGTAATGCGTAAATGGGAACCTGCACTAACTAAAGAGGAGTGCAATAATAAAGAATTAGGAAATTGCTACTGTGGCAAGTGTGAGGAATAAAATTATGGAAAAAGTAAAGCGAATTCAAGAGTTGCGTCGCAGTAATGCTGCGACTGCAATTCCGTCAAAGAAAAAATATAATCGCAAACGCAAATATAAAAATAAATTTGAATAGCTGATCTAAAATTTGCGTTTTTATGCGTAAATAATTTGGACATAACGGACACGGGCCGACGCAGTCGGGCGTGTCGCATTACGTGTGAGATTTGTCACATGATTACGTGTCTCATTACGTGAGAATTACGGCGTGTCGTGTTGAATATGTCAGTCTAACCTGCTATACTTCCATTATCAACAACAAGAAAGGTAAACTCATGAACTTAGATGAATTCAAGAAGCATGTCGAAGAGACACGCAAGCAATCAACAGTGGAAGCAATGTCAGTGCTATCTGCTACAATTACAACTCCCAACAAGAAAGAGGCAAACTAATGTCTATTGCAACTGCAATGAAAATCCAGCAGGCTTCAGCCGAAGCCCTTACTTCAGATGAAGTAATGTCGTCAGCCCGTGATATGGCAATGGAATTGTGTGAAGGTGACTTCAGCAAACTAAATCATATTGCAGAACTAATGTTTCGGTATTCTGCAACTCTCTCCGCTATGACCGCTACAACCGTTGCATATGCTTGCCTAGGTGAGCAACTTATGTCTAATATTGCAGACGAAATCCGTGAATTTGATACAATTACCCAACAAGTAGAAAGTGAAAATAACTAATGAAAATGCATGAACTAAACACAACTGGCTGGAATTCTTTTCCATTTGAAGTGGATGGCGTAAAGTTTATTTCTAAAGTTTCTCCAACTTCTCCCTTCATGCCAAGAATTGCAATGCTCCCCGAAGGTGCGTTTATTGCAATGAATAAATCCGCAGTGCTTGACTTGATAGGTAAAGGCTTATCTCGTGAGGAAATTGCACAAGAACTATATCGTATCAACGCAGATGGCTCTCACGCCGTTATTGAATTGGCAGGTAATTAATAATGGGAAGCAACCTAGCAAATGAATTAGCGGATGGTACCTTGGGCCTAGATATGGAATCTGCAATTGCAATGCACTTGCGAGGTAACCATTACCCACCCGTCCCGTACTCTATGGTGCAACCTTGCATAGATGCAATTGACGCATATTGGGAAGATAGCCAGGAGCGTTTAATTGAATTGCCTGAAGGCGTATCTTGGCGTGGAAAAAATAGTGCTCCAGCATGGGCATTAATTGAATCGCATCACTTAGATGCATGGTGTCAAGATGACTTTGCAGGTGAAGACTATGAGTAAAGGTTTATTTGAAGTATTGGCCGAATGGCATCCTGACGGTGACTTTACTGAAGAGGACCTATGGGAAGCTATAGCTGAATCTGAAGGTGTTGACGTAAATGAAATTTCTGATCGAGATCTAACGGAGTTTATTTAAAGAGGGGTAAAATAAAATGGATAGCATTGCAGCGTATGTATTGGTGTATGGGGCCATCGCTGTAGTGCTATCTATTTTTTATTTTGTATTTCATAAATAAATACGGCGTGTTGCCTTGACATTTCCGCAAAAAAATGCCGACGCAGTCGGGCGTGTCTGTGTATTACGTGTGGATAACTATTACGTGTGAGATTTCTCACACTGTCAAATTTGGACATTATGGACAAATGTTTAGTTATCTTACGATTCAAAATGGACAAATGTCAGTGCCCCCTGTTATAATAAGTCTAACAATCAAATAGAAAGAAGGAAAAACCTATGTCAGTTCAATCACCTGTGGGCAATCTTGCTCACCAATCCGAAATCAACGATGGTTCTGCAACGCTTGCAGTAAATCTTCGCACTAATCCCGCTTGGCACTCTTTCGCCAATAAAGTATTCACGCAAGATGAGGCTGTTACAACAGCACAAATGTTGCAGGGTGCTAATCTCTCTAATTGGAATGTGCAATTAGAATCTGTTTCAGATTTGCTACAACCTAACTACACAACAGTTTCAGATAACTATCTTGTAGTTCGTGATAATCCAACAACAGCAGGACAAAAAGATGTTCTCTCAGTTGTAGGCTCACGCTACAAAACAGTTCAGAATGAAGATTTGTTTGCGTTTGCAGATAATATTCATGATGGAAATCCTGATGTAGTTTGGGAATCTGCGGGTTCTCTAAAGAGTGGTCGTGTGGTCTATGGCTCAATGTCAATTCCCCGCACTATGATTCTTGACCCTAATGGTGCAGCAGATGAGACAAAACTTTATCTCATCGTTTGGACTTCACACGATGGTTCAGTTGCGGTTCAATCTGCAATCACTCCAGTTCGTGTTATGTGCCAAAACACTCTCAACCTTGCAATGAAAAAGGCTAAGCAATCTTTCAAGATTCGCCACACGCAAACAGTAGATGGAAAAATTGCTGCTGCTCGTGAGGCTCTTGGTCTTACTTTTGCTTACATGGACGAGTTTGAGTTACAGGCGAAAGAATTATTCTCTCGTGAGGTAACTAACGCTCAGTTCTCAAAGATTGTAAACTCAATTTATGCTAAGCCTGAAAAGGACGCTAAGGGTTCAATCAAGAAATGGGAGAATAAAGTTCTCCTTGTTGATGAGTTGTATCATAACTCACCTACCAATGCAAATATCAAGGGCACAGCGTGGGGTGTTGTAAATGCACTCACAGAACGCCTTGATTACTATCGCACTGCTCGCAAGGGTAATGGCGATTCACTAATGGCTGGTGCAAGTGGATTTGACCCAGTTGTTACAGCAGAAAAAAATAAAATTGTAAAGCAAGTTCTCGCTCTTACAAATTAAAAAAATATTCCTGAGCAAGAATTAAAACTGCTCGCAAGATTCCATAGATCAATTGGTTAGATCGCTACCCTGTCACGGTAGAGGTTGCGGGTTCAAGTCCCGTTGGAATCGCAAAGCTTCTAATTTATAAATATGCATTGCAATGCATAAATATGCAGCGGGCCGACGCAGTCGGGCGTGTCGCCCATTACGTGACCATTATCACATTACGGGAGCGTCTCAAATACTGGAACTACTGACGGGTAAGTAGAACTATGTCAGTCCTATACGCTATAATTGCGATATGACTAACTGGTATAAAAAAGATTATGTGTGTTCAATTTGTGATGCACTAATTGAAATTACAACTAAATCAAATACACTTAGAGATAAAAACTGTTTTGAGTGTCAGGGCGACCTAACACTTTTGTCAGTCCTAGATGCTACAATATACCCAACCGAAAAGAAAGAAGAACAAATTATGGAAACAACAACCGCACCTCAAACAATGACTCTCAACTGGACTGAAAATGATGTTGAGCGAACAGAAACTTATACAGAGTCAGATGTTCGTGCTTTGGTTTATCGTGATAAATCTTATCAAACAAAAATGAACGAATACTATCGTAAAGAAAGCCAACTACGCACTTTGCTTGAAGAAGTTTATGCAGACTCATCAGAGCAAGATACACTTTCACAAATTGCAGAAATCTTTGATGTTCCACTAACTAAGGAAATTGAAGTAACCGCTTGGGTTCGTGTTGATATGACTATTGAAGTTGATATGGCAGACGGCGACTATGACATTGAAGATATGGTTCGCAATAACCTAACTATTGACTCTTTTGGTTCAGAGATTAGCGTCAATGACTATGATGTTGATAGAGTAGAAGAAGGTGCATACTAATGGCTGTTGCAATAGTTGAAGTCCCGTCAAAAGCTCGTATGTCTAATGGTTTGAGCAAATGCTTGAACTATGGCATTGAATATGAGATGCTAGAAAATATGCAGGTTGAGATCACCTGTGCAGATGAAATAAAACTGGCAAAGATTATTGCAGCCTTTGGGGGTAAAATCCTAAGTGCTGTAAATCACAAAGAAGTCAGGGTAGGTATGCCCAAATACGAGGCATAATGTCAGACCCCTACGCTATAATAGGGGATAACGAAACAGGGGCAGTTTGCTAGAGTTCTAGCCCAATGTCGTAAGTAAGAACTAGCACCTAAGTTTATGTCAGACCCCTCTGGTATAATAAAACCTCCAACCCAACTAACAAAGGAAAAAAATGAGTAGAGCAATCACAGTAAAGGTAGCAACACCAAAGGTAATCAAGGCTTTGGAAACAAAGTTGGTAACAATCAAAAAGGACTATGCTGAACAATCAGCAAATGAAGCCAAGTATGAAAAGTCACGGGAAAAATGGCGTAAGGAAGTTGGCGAGTTTGCTATCGCTAACATCAAGAAGGCTGAAAACTTCCGCACAAACTATCGTTCTTGGAACAACACTCTTAATGTTGATTTTGATTTGATTGTAAAAGAAACTGAGTTCCCAGCAGAGCCACAGCGTGATTTTACAACAATGCACCAACACACATACAATGAAATTGTAGAGGAAATTAACAATGCCCTCTCTATCTTGCGTATGACAGATGAGGAAACAGTAAATGCTTCCACTATGAAGCAGATTGCTAAGTATCTCTAATTAGATAACTTCTCTTGGGTGGGGGGTCATTGACTCCCCACCCCCAATCTGATAGGATAGGCAAATGACAAACTTCATAATTCTAGGCGTAATCGCAATCGCAATTCTAATCGCAATCGGGGGTGTAATGTAATGGGAGCACGAGTCAATTTCGTATTCAAGACAGATGAGGAACTTCCAAACATTGTGCTGTATTCACATTGGGGCGAAACTTCTTGGCGTGAAGATTTGGCACACGCTTTGTTATTCGCAAGCAAGCGGCTAAACATTGGTGATACATCATACGCACTTCGCAACATCATAGACCAACTAACTAAAGAGGGACGGGACGAGGAAACTGGTTTCGGAATCTATTTAGCAAAAGCAGACCAAGATTACTTTGACACAACAGTAGAAGTAAATCTAATCACACAAGAAGTTTGTGATGATGGTAATTGGCACTCGTTTGATTCATTCATTGAATACCAACAGGAAGTCAAGGAATACCATGTTGGGGTATGATTTAGAAGATCTAAACATCATGTCTGACATGGTAGAACAATCAAAGCTTTATATTCCACCTGCACAAGAAGGAATCACTATTGGATTAAACATGGTGAAAAGCTTTTTGGATGGGCTTTGGGCAGAAGGATATTTTGATTAAATAGCCAGGCGTGTCCCACTTGACAAAGTGGGCACAGCCGTGCCGACAAAAGCATACAAATCGGACATTACGGATATGTATATTTAATCACGGGATTATGAAGACGTGATATTTATCACATGAAATATATCTCATATAATGAGATGCTACTAGACAGTAACCTTTACGATATGGTATTATGAACCCTATGAATGCAGAACTTTACGAAATTGATTATTCATGTTCCCCAGGTGGAATAAACATGTGGGGTTTAGATATAAGGGATTCTCTATATCATAGTTCCTATGCTGAATTTCGGAATCCCGCCCAAGCTTTGAACTGGATGATCAAGAGGTATCCTGAATCAGAGATTAACCTATCAATCAGGTCACTTGGCTGGTACTTTAAGCAAGATGCTATTGAAAATGTCAGTGCCCTCTGATACAATAGGACAATAAACCAACGAAAGGAAACAAAATGGCTGGATTTTATGTATCTGCTAAATACTACATTGAACTACCCGAACTCACAGATGAGGCAGGTATTATCCAAACTCAAATGGACATTGAAGCCCTATCATCAGTAAATGCAGAAGGCGACTTAGTATTCAACGAAATCGCTTATGCTTGTAATGAAATCATCGCTGAATTAGATTCAGATAACTAACCCCAACTAAGAGAAAGTAAGAACAATGCCAAACTGGGTATATAACACATTAACTATACAAGGTCCTAAATCAGAAGTTGATATGATTAAGGATAGATTGAATAAACCTTTTACATTAGCACAAGAGACATATGGTATGGGTGATATTTCATCTTCTGGATTCCCGACCAAAGTTACACAGGTTAGTTACTCTAATCCTGTATTCTCTTTCTTTAATATCCATTCGTATAAAGACGACGGTATTACAGATGAGGAATATGCTTGCCAACCTACACGGTCTGGGGCAGATATGAAAGACCCTAATTGGTTTGCACAAGAAGTTGCACATGCAAAAACTCAAAAAGACTGGTATTCATGGAACAACTCAAATTGGGGAACCAAATGGGATGTAGCCGTTCGTGATGAAGATGAGTATCCAAATACGGAGTTACTTGAATATAAATCAGAAGGCGAAGATAACTGGCTTGTCTACAAATATGAAACAGCATGGTCACCTGCTGTAACTATCTTAACTAAACTATCTAATCTTGTTCCTAACTGCCTGCTTACTTTAGAATTTGAGGAAGAGACAGGTTGGGGTGGGGAGTATGAGATTGTTCGTGGTAATGTAAAAGAACTAGTTGAATATGATAATCAATGCAGAGATTGTGATTCATATAATACATTAGATTATTGCGAAAATGAATGTGGTGAAATCTGTAGTAACTGCAATTGGCTTGGCGAGGCAGACCTTGAGGCTGTAGCAGAATGTCAGACCCACAGTGTATACTTGGAAACCAAAGTCCCTGAATATCGAAAGGTAGAATCATAATGGAAAAGCAAGAGTTGGCACCACATTTACAACGTTTGGTTAATTACAAGATTAACCCACTAGATATAATGCACGGTGAACTTAAGAACCTAATGCTTATCTGGGAGCAAGAGTACTCAAATGCTGTTGAAGTTGAGGAAGAGAATGACTACTCTGACGCAATGGACGGGTTTGAAAGAAAATATGCAGAAGGCTTCCTTGACGCTTTAACTGCACTATATAAAATGACATATGACCTAAGTTTTGCAATTGCTGATAGGGAGGCAAAAGGATAATGGGAATGTATGATGAAGACTGGTGTTGTGAATGTGGGAAATCTATTCCCTATGGCGATGTACTATGTGAGGAGTGCTAAATGGATAATGAATTAGATCTACAAGATGAAACACGTATGTGGGATATCTATGATAAGTTACAGACTATATCAGCATTGATTACAGACCTTCCTGTATTCCCGTCCCTGGTTTGGGTATGGACCTGGGATATAGTTGTTGACAAGTACAAGAATCATTTGGAAAACGTTGATGATGAATATGTTATCAAGCCTGGCCTTGAGATGCATGATATATTTAAAATGTTCTGGGAAGATGCAGACAAGAATGGCTTCACACTGGAGTATGGAACAGAAGACCTAGACGAGCACATATGGGACTGGATGATTGATAGAGATATCGTTATCCCCGTAGAAGACCTTGAGGAGGAAGAAGATGAAGATCAGTGATCAGCATCTAAATCGTCAGTTGGCACTTGCCCAAAAGCTTTTATGGGGTGGGTCCGAGACTGAGAATATCGCAGCTCATAACATCATAGCCAAGTTACTTATTGATTTAGGAGTTGACGAGTTAGAAGATGATATGATACCATTGTCTTTCGAAGAGGAGTATCCATAATGGCAAGCGTTGACCAAAAACTACATGACAAGATTACTGCAGGGTTGGCGGACCAAAGAGTTAGTCCCGCTATTCTTGCACTTAAAATGACAAGAGAAAACCGCTACGTAAATGAGGCCATGTTAGGTTATTTAGTTAACTATGTAATCCTAATGGCTGACCAAGAAATGGTACCAATGCCACTGGTAGAAATTCACCAGATGTGTAAGCAATTAAAGTATTCCTTAGAGGAGTTGGGCCTTACGGGAATGGTCAGAAAAGATGAACCAATGAATGAGTTCATGCTGACATAACGGGCGTTCAGGCTTTTCCGCCAAGTCCAAGAGAGACCTCCACATGTTGGGTGTGGGGGTCTCTCGCATTTCCAAACGCAGGAGCAGGCGTAGCTCAGATCCAGACATTACGAAGGGGCGGGAATTTCGCTGGAACTTTCCAGACATTACGAACATACCAAATAATACCTGGAGAAACATATGTCTATATAAATGTATATTCAAATATGCAGACATTACGAAGATGCATAAATTTCGCTGGAAGTCAAGCATATAAAGTGTGATGTTGATCATATAATGTATACAAAAATAGAGATACATTAAATGTGATCAAATTCACACAATATATCTCAATATATGGACAAAATAACCCTATTTTGTGTACATTTTGTCCTATTTTGTCCAATTTTATAGGCATATTATGTGTGATATTAATCACATATTTTATGCGTATATGGACTTGACATTACGAACGCCATCATGTATCGTTCTATAACATGGTTTCACGTGAAACATATAATGAATTGTTAAATAAATAATAACTACTGTATTTATTCTCCACAATACTCCACTTTACTCCACTTTAAACCATAGAATATAGCTTATATAATGTATATTTATCTTATTATAGTTTAATTGCTTCACCACAATAAGCACAGATAAGTTTTTGATCTACAACTGTTATCTTGTGCTTACATTCGGTGGGAATCTTTTTTAAATAATCCATATTTCCTTTACTTATCATTATCTAACGGAACAACTGCAATTAAAATCAATATAATCACTGCAAGTATTACGAAGCTCATGGTTTATCCTTAATGTATTTGTGTTCTAATTCTAACTCTTGTTGATTAGCCCATAGATTATTCTGATAGACACTAGACTCATATTGGGGAAGGCGGGATTGGGCTAGAGATTCCTTTAATTGCCTATTTTGCTGTTGAAGCAACTTATTGGCAACATCTAGGTCGGATATGGTCTTACGTAGGTCTATATTATCTAGCTGAATTTGAGTGTAATGTTGTGCATTTGAGCTCTTATTGCAGTATTCATTATATAAGTCAAAAAAATCTGTTTCTAGAATATCTAGATCATTTTTTATTCTCTTAAGCTTAGCTTCATATCTATGTATACCTAGTACTATTACTATAGTATAAGGGAGCATTATGCCTAGTATAAGCCATTCAGTATTACTTATCATTCCCGCCCTTTGCTACTTTTAGAGTATCCCCGCTGTGCAGGGCTACTGAGTCTATAATTGAGACTTTACGACGGGTTACATATCCACCCTTATCATCTAGCATAGCCTTAGCTTTCTCTTCACTATCAGCCAATACTTGGACAATCATCTCTACCTTATATGTATAACAAACTGTCTTTTCTTTGGTTTCCATTTTATTCCGCTCTCGTATCTGGACTTCTCATATAGAAGTTTAAATCCATTGTATTCCCGCAAACGCACTGATTATGATGCTTATCAAGGACCTTATGGATCTCCATCTTTACCTTGTATCCGCATGTGCATTCGTACTCATATGTGTGCATGTAACTCATTCTGGGTTATATCCTCCACCCTTATATGGTCCTAACAAAGCTTCCATAAATAGGTTAAATTCCTCATCTGTGACCTTATTTTCTATGGGTAAATTGATTATGTTGTTTTCCACTTTTTCGCTCATTTCTTCTCCCCGTATATGCAACTATTACAGACTATCTTATCATTATATTTTATTCTGTTTGACTTGCCACATGAGGGACAAACAAACAATACTGTTCCATTATTTTCGCTCATTTAATGTCATCCCAAAAGGCAACTAATAGGAATATAATTGGACCAAATATTACTGCTGCTTGTATCCAGTTCATTTTTGTTTCTCCCAAACTAATTTACCATCTTTATATACAGGCCAATAGCCTAAAGCTTTCCAATCCATCTTCATTATACTTGATTCTTTAGGCATCTTTACTTCCAGACCCGCCGTCTTGTACCTTCTTCATATAATCTTGCATAAACTTTACTTGGGCTACCATGTGGTGCCAATCCCGTTTTTTATTAGCCCTGATTATTCGGGCTTTGTTTTTTGAATCTCTCTTTAATCCCCGCTGCGATGTTTTTACGTTGTTCTTTTTCATATTTTTTGCCTAACTTCTCGTATTGTTTATATAATTCGCCAAAGTGCTTTTTAGCCATATCATGATCGTGTTTTTCTAGTTTCCAAAGAAAAAAGAAATTTATTGCCAACGGCAAAAATAACCAACCCATAAATTCAACCACCTTACCATACCGTATTAATTATACCGTATTTGGGTAATCCTGACAAGGCAAATATCCTTCCTGCTTTTTGCTCAATCTTTCGGTCTTACAATCTCTATACACTTATTTACCCATAAATGAGCCATTATGGACTCCATTGGGGTGCCATCCACCTTGTATTTAAGGACTTCAAGCTGCTTAACTAATTCTTCTCTCAACTCTCGTTCATTCATTCAAAATCCACCTGTGTTTCAAACATACTATTATCCATATCATCATCCATCGCGCCACATATAGAACAAGTTACCTGCCCATCTAAATCTAAATTAAATATGCAATCGTGGGTCATTTGTCATCACTTTCCCAGACTTCTAGACATTTCGTACATTGGATTTCTGGCTCTTTCATATACCAAGTGTGATCGCATTTTTTCATTGTTTGTGCCTTTTTTATTCCCATTCTTAACTTTTTTTTATCCATCTTTTTCTTTTTGCTCCTTTAACCATGCAAATGCTGCATATTCATTATAACAATCAATGCACACCTTTTTATCCCCTAATGGCATGTGACGCTTCTTTAAACTCCCACAATCGGGACAACGATTGTATGCACCCATTATTTTTTCTTTAATGGATGAGTAGGCCAAAAGTATAGACATTTTGGGCAACATGGTTGATTATATGAACTGTTCAAAGATTGTTTAAATCCAGCATACGCTATTGAATCTTTATTAAATAGATTAACTTGATGAGTAGTAGTTACACGTCTAAGTTTTTCTACATCCTCCATCCAAGATGGAATGTTTTCACCCCATTGATTACCATATTGTCTTTTAAGTTCTTTAATGTTAGCTGCATTTTTATCTGTCTTGATACCCCGCCAATTAGCTTCATAAATCATGTGATCAAGGTAGGCAAGAAGTTCTTTCTCTGAGCCTTTCCACATTAGTACTGCAGGATGATTACGCCAAGCACCTGAAGGCGAAGCGTTAGATAATACTTTAAGAATTTGATATCCTTCAAGTATTTGTTTATTTAATCTTTTATTATCTAGTGTTTGAGCTGAGGCTTCATAATCACCATAAGGAAGGAATGTTTGCATGACCTTAGTCTACCATTTACTATTGTGTCTTGTCAATAGGGTATTCAGCATCAAATCTAGTTTCTTTACCCTTGCCCCATTTTTCCCAATAAGGAATTCCTTCTTCATCAAAATCTGATCCAAGGGCTTCAAGAATTTCTTTATTCTCGTCCATAATTCGTTTGATGTATGCATCAAAACCAGATTCAGTACTCATCTTTATCTATGTCCTCTTCCATGCTCCACTCAAATGTAGTTCCCCATTTTAAATATTGAATAAGAAATATATGTGAAATTTTTCCCATAATGTTGCTATATGTACGTTTAAACCAATTAGGATGTTCGTGTTTGATCCAATCAATATCGTTATTTTCTTTTGGCAACTTTAGGTTTCCTATCTTCAATAAATTTTATTACGGCATCAATACCTTCTGAATAAGCTAAGGCATCATCTTTAGCAAAATACAAGTTTCCATCTGCATCAAATGATGAGCCTCTGTATACAAGATACTCACGTTTGTGCGTTAAGAGTGCATCTATAATTTGATCCCGCTCCCATTGTCTTGATTTAGCACAAGTGCTACAAGGACATGGGGGTTTATTTTCTGTTTTGTTTTCAATTTTAAGATCAACATCTGTTGTTTCTATAATATATTCTTCGGCTGCTTTAATGTCCACGCTTAAGTGTACCATCCAACTTATGTTTTTGTCAACACAAATGTTATAATTAAATAGTTAAATATGCTTTATTTGGGGGTCAAAATGACCAGAAAGATTAAATTTCATATATTCTTAGTTAGTCTATTATCAATGGGATGGATGTTTATGGCTCCCGCCCAAGCTGATGGTCAATCTATCGGAGCACCAACTAATTTAACTATTACAGAAACTAATACTTCATTTACTCTTACATGGAATGCACCAGAATCTGGCACAGCAACAGTTCAACCAGAAAGATACGCTATTATGTTTAGCGGAGGTGGCGGTGGTTACGGAATTGCAACAGGAAATGGTGGAGACGCATCTGCCCTAAAAACAACAATGACACTTCCTAAATCTTTTTTAGATAGCATTTGTCCTGCAGGAACAGTATGGTCATTTAGTATTAGATCTGACAATGATACACTTCATGCTTATTCTTCAGCATCAAATATTGCAAATATTTCTACCGTTGCTCCTACACCTACACCCTCTCCAACACCTACTCCAAGTGAGACTGCAACCGTAACAACACCCACACCAACGCCCACACCAACGCCTACACCCACACCAACGCCTACACCCACACCAACGCCTACACCTACACCAACGCCTACACCCACACCAGTTGCAACTCAAACACCACCACCTACACCAGTTGCAATAGAGCCATCTGGACCAACGGCAGCTGAAATTGCGGCACAAGTAGCAGCCCAGTTATCTGCTCAACAAGCAGAAGCGGCAAGAATACAAGCAGAAGCAGCAGCATTAATTGCACAACAAGCAGCAGCAGCGCAAGCCGAAGCAAATAAAATTGCAGAAGCGGCAGCAGCAAAAGCGGAAGCGGATAAAATAGCAGCGGAGCTTGCTGCAAAAGAAGCAGAAAATGCTGCAGCAATTGCGGCAGAAGAAGCAAGAATACAAGCAGAGATAAATGCAAAAGCTGAAACCGATAAGATTGCTGCAGAAGCTAAAGCGGCTGCACAAGAAGAAGCTAATAAAATTTTAGAAGAACAAATGGCACAAGATGAAGCTGATCGTATTGCACAAGAAGAAGCAAATGCTCAAGCAGAAGTTGATAAACAACAAGCTGAAGAAGATAGAATTGCTCAAGAAAAAGCAGATAAAGAACAACAAGTAATAGATGCTAAGGCAGAACAAGATGCAAAGATTGCAGAAGAAAAAGCAATTCAAGCAGAAGAAGATAAAAAAATTGAAGAGCAAACTGGTTTAAAACCTAATAATCCAGATCAACTTTTAGATACTGTAGTTAAAGAAGCACCTAAAGAAGTATTGGTAGCACATATACAAGTAGATAAAGCAGGTGTAGAAAATGGTGGTATTGAATTTTTTGGTACTAAGTCTGCACCTCAAGTAGTAGGAGAAAATGGCAAACTTACTCCTCCCGCCCCACCTCCAGGATCAGGTCTTCCTATTCCTGCAGATGCAATTACAACCACTGCTACATTTATTGGTCAACCTGGCGGTACAACATTTAATGCCCCTGATATTGCTGTGCCTGTATTAATGACGTATGTCTGCGAAACAATCACAAAAGATGGCAAAGAAATACATTTAGATGTAAACGGAGAAGAACATCCGATTTCACAATGTACGTTCTTACCTGCAGCACTTAATGCTATCCCAGGAGCTGGGCAAGCAGTGCAAGCAGTAGGTGCAGCCTACACAGCAATGGCTAATATTGGAAACGATATGTCGCCTATAACAAGAAAAAAAGCTAAAAAAATACTGGTATTGACTGTAGTGGTCGCTGCCGTTAGAAGGAGGTTCGGATAATGAAGCAATTCTTTAAAGATATATCTGCAGATTTTTTCAGTGAGATTTGGACATTTGTTGGATTATTTTCAGCATGGTTGGTTCTCACTGGATCTGCTAAAACAGTAATTGGAAAAGTAACTTTAGTGTCTTTTGTTCTATGGATCATCACACTAAGATTACGTAACCCAAAGGAAGGAGAATAACATGAACGGCGTAAAAAATATTAAAAATATACTAATGCGTATTGTTGCAGTATTTGCTGCAAATGGCCTTGCTGTTATTGGTGCTGGAGCAATTGCAGGTATCTCTACAGCAAAAGCAATCACTGTAGCTGGACTTACAGCAGTAGCAGCGGTAATTGAAAAGCTAGCTCGTGCATTTATGGACGACGGAAAGCTAACTGCAGATGAAATTAATTCTGCATTCTCAACAATTGATGCAGCAGAACCATCTGTTGCAGATGTTGAAGTTGAAACACGCAGAGCAAAAGCAAAGAAGTAAATAGAAATAAAGAAGGGCTATAGCGTTTATGCTATAGCTCTTTTCTATTGTTAAATAATTATTCTGGTAGTACTAACTTTGTTGGTACTTGCTCTGCTTTAATCATCATATGATCATTAAAAGCTTCCATAAATCTGTTAATAACAAATATGGCATCACTTGCTGCATTTTGTGCTGCTTCAAGTTCTTGCTCTTCTGTAAATCTATCATCAATTGCCCATTGTTCTAACAATTCTCTTGCTACTTCTGTTGCAATATCTTCTAGTTCATTCATTGACAATGGAATGTCAGCCATAATATCTCCTTTATTAAACCAAAGAGGACGGGACAATTAAATTCCCGTCCCCCAAGGTGAGCTTGATTACTTCTTTAGTGCAACCTTAGCCTTTGGATGAGCCTTGTTCCACTTTGTAGCAAGAGCATTGTACTCTGCCTTATATGTTGCTGTTGCAAGATCTGCTGCTGCTGATGCAGTTGTTGCTGCAGTTGCTGCAGTTGCCTTTGCATCTGCAAGTGCCTTATCTGCTGCTACCTTATCTGCTGCACGTCCAGCCTTTTCTGCTGCAAGCTGTGCTGTAATTGATGCCAATTCTCCAGCAAGGTCACGAACTGAAATTGTTGTAACTACTGAGCCAACTGGTGTTGAAAGACCTGTAACCGCTGCAGCAACTGTTGCATAAGCAGTAATGCTTACTGAACCTGATGCTGGAAGAACGATATCTTGTGTCTTTGTTCCAATTGTTGCTGTTGCTGTATCAGTTGTAAGGGCTGTAGCAGTTGCTGCTCCATCCTTTGTAACCAAAGTATTGATTGTTGCACCAGACTTTGCGTTACCGAATACATCGTATCCTGCAACTGTGATCTTCTGTGTTGTACCTGCTGCTGCTGTTGCAGGAGCTGTAAGAGTAATAGAGTTCAAAGCACCTGCGGTACCTTGTACATAATATACTGTTGTGTTTCCAGCGATAGTCACTGACACTGAGCCAACTGCTGAAGTCTTTGTGTAAACAAAAAATTCTGCTGTTGTTCCTGTTCCTGTTGAAACAGAAAGTGATGCCGAACCTGATGCTGCAGTAACAGGTGTTGCTACTGTTGCAAGTGCTGGTACGATTGTTGCGTTTGATGCGACTGCAGATACTGTTGTACCTGTATCAAGTCCTGTAACTGCAATTTTAAGTGCATCTGCTGAATCAACAGAATTATCTGCTGGAACTGGTAGTGCAATTGCTGTTGCTGAAGTTGCTCCAGTTGTCGCTGCTGCTGATCCGCCAACTGTTAGTGTTGTTGATACTGCTGCGTTTGCTGGAAGTGTTGAAAGTGCACCGAATGCTACTACTGTAGCAACGACTGCACTGATCTTCTTGAACGTGTTCATTTTTCTCCTATAGTTTAGTTTATTTTATCCCTGATCAGGATTATCGTAACGGGTGTTACGAATTCTTATTTATCTTCTTGGTTTGCTTTACAATCTGAAATGGTCCAGATGTATAAATATCATTATCTGCGGCAACCTCTAAAGCTTTTTCTACAGATGCCCCTACTGATAATGCTCCTATGGCATATTTTGAGCCGTTCCCGACCCCATATATGCCCGTATCATTCAATAATACACTAAAGTCATCACCTATGTCAAATAGCTCTCCATCAAAGGCTATAAGCATACTAAATCCTGAATCGTCATTAGGTGTTGGTTTCCAACCATTTTCTTCCAAAGCTTCTCGCATTGCTGGTACAAATTTAGTAATCATAAATTTGTACATATTCTTTCTTTCAGCAACAGTAGGAACTGGAGGTTTAAATATGTGTTGAAGAATATCGCAAGGAGTAGAATCTCCACTACCTGCAATTAAATATCCATTATTTTTAGTAATTTTTTCCATGATTAAACTATTATGTCGTCTGTCATCATCTGTAACTTGTGAGTCTGCCCCAAGTGTTACGGTTCCATTTTTACACAATCCAACAATAGTTGTCATTTCTATCCCTTTAATTAGTTATCTGATGTGTCTGGTTTTGCAGCATCTGCTGCTGTAACATACTTTTTATAGGCTGTAGGCCAATCTAAGATAGCCTTTTGAGCATCAGCCAACTTAAGTGTACCTGCACATACCAAACGCTTTAGAGCAGTCTCTACAACGTCTTTTTTACGTGCACCATTGTCAGCATATGGTTGAGGCCAAAGGTTCTTTTCGCTTGATGGATCTCCGCCAAGTTGAAGTGAGATTAAATGATCTTCTTCATATCCTCCTGAAGTTGCACCCCAAATAGCAACATAAGACTTATAGGTTGTCTTAAGTTGTGTATCTTTAAGCTTGTTTGTGTACGTTACTGTTGGACGAATTGTTGCTGTCCATCCAGACTTACAAACTGTTGTAGCAATATTTGATTGTGTAACTGAAGGATTCAATGCTCCTGGAGTTACCTTCTTATCCTGAACAACCCAATCTGGTTTCTTTGCTGTAGTTGCTGCAATCGCTGATGTACTTACCATAGTAAGTCCTAAAGCAATAGCAATCATTAACTTATTACGCTGCATTTGTTTTACCCATTTCTGCCAGAATAGCATCTGACGTTTTTCCTATAATTTTTTTGTTAATTAATCCCTTATTCATTTCAAAAATTTGGGGAATACTTTGAATACCATACTGATTTAAATACTCTGATCCTACCTTATCTACATCTACTACATAATACATAGTGTCTGCATCAATTACCGCAGCTTTAGCATATTGTGGTTTTAATTGCTTACATGGTCCGCACCATTCAGCACTAAAATAAACAACAGCGTTGTCCTGATTAATAATTTCTTCCATGTCATTGCTAATTTTTAGCATACTACCCTCTTTTCTAAGCGATCAATTCTTCGGCATCAATAATTCTGCCTATATAACGTCGCTTAACAATATAATCTTTTACTGAATCTACGCCATTCTGCCTACCACTCAGAATAATAACCCATCTAGGCTCAAATTTAGCATCTATGCAGGTTTGACACATTAATAGTGTCACTCCATTAATTATATCGGACTTTTTAGGGTGAAGCTCGTTTTTTGGCTTTCCGCAACTAAAACATTGCATTATAAATCTTCTTCCATTTCTTCATCTTCGTAGTCTTCAGTTTCTTCAATGTAACTTATTCCAAATTCATCAACAACAAAAAAATCTTCATTGTCAACTTCAATTCGATAACCTACACCATTATCAAAATATTCTACTATAGAATAGTAACTATTTTGGGCGATAAGAGTTCCATATATGTCCTCATCTGGAATGTAGACATATGTAACAGTTAAATCAGGTAGCTCTTCGTTGTTTTCTTGCTTGCTCATCAGTATATTTCATCCCCTCTATTTCACATGGTGTTCCATAAGACATGATAAGATTTCTAATCATTAACAAATACTCCATCAGTTGCATTCGTTGACTTTCGTTATATTCCATGATATTGCTTTCATACACAGTTAAAGCAAGATAGTTTGGTCTTGCTCTAACATCTAGGATAAGGCCTTTGACAGGAACTTTAACATCCCTTATTTTTTTTGCCATATCAACCGTGTACGATATTTTTACCATGTGCCTTTTTTAACTGCTTCCATATCTCAGGATCTTTATGTGAATTATGTTGTTTGTCTGGTCTTCCAAGGTCCATGTAGACCCCGCCCCAAACTCCTTTTTCTTTGTTAATCACGCCTTGTGCGTGACACATTTTAATTACAGGACAATGTAAACATACTTGATCAGCTTGTTTAGCTAATTCTTTATCTGCTTCATAATTATCGTAGAACCAATCAATTGGCATACCTTTGCATGCTGCTAAGTGATACCACTTAACATCTTGCTCATCTAAACCTAATTGACTAAATAAATCTGGCATATTTGTCGTTTAATTCCCATGTGCCAGAGGAAGTGACTTCATATCGTGAGGAATAACCCCATTGATTATTTCGAAACATGCCATTTTTTTGCATGTAACCGTTGGAGCCTGGTGTCCATTTTACAATGGTGTAACCATCCCAGAAGAAGCCATTCTTCTTATTCTTGTTTACAAAACTATGTGCTTTATCATAATTTAATACAATCTTTGTCATTAGATATTACCTTCTTTTCCAAATAAATGTCGCCAGTTAATAAAGTAGTATTTACTTCCTGAAGCATCTGTTACTTCAGTGGCGTTACCTTCATTATATATTACTACATCCCCGAATGTCAAGGGTATTTCGTGTTTGTTCCCTGCGTTATCGTAATCACCTGTACCAACAGCAATTACTTTTCCACGCTTTAATTCGCTATCAAGAACTGATGCGGATAATACAAGTCCAGAGGCTGTCTTTCTATCTGCCTGCTCAATTTCTTCAATCAAAAGCAAGCTTCCAAATGGTTCAATATCTGTCATTTTATTCCTTTAATAGTAAGTATAGTGTTAATCTATTGTATCAGTTTATACACGCTTGTGTCAAGCTTATTTTTTAATATATCTGTGTGGAACTGCATATGCTTCTAACAATTTTACACATGACCTATTTCTAGGTGAGTCTCCAAAAACAAGGGCAAAATCAGGCATAGCTTCAATTAAAGAATGATCTGCTAAACCAGATTTATCTTTGATTATTTCTTCTTTGATCTTATAACCTTTTTGTCTGAGAAACTTTTCTGTCTTACCAATGTATTCTGTAACCATATTTTCTGCACCCCGCATACCTGTGTGAACAAAAGTGTACTCTGTATCTTCAGGATAGAAATGTTTACGGTCATCAATCAATACTGTAAGTTGACGGATTAGATCATTGTAATCTGACCAATCTTTGCTTCCAAAAACTATTACTCTCATTTTTTCCTTTCTGAAATGAACAAGGACGGGGTTACCGTCCTTGTTCATATATATACGTATATATAATTAATTACTTACGTGGTGCAAATGCTCCGCCCCATAGGGACTTCTTCATTTCCGCCTTTTCATCTTCTGGAGTTTCTTTTGCTGCTTCCGCTGCAGATTCTTTTTCATCTACTGCTTTGCCCATGCAATCGCACAAATCCATTGACTTTCCGCAATCTTGGCATGTTGCTGCTTTTGCAATTTCATCTGCTTTTGCTACTGGAAGTGCTTGTCCGCATTCCTTGCAAGTTGCAGCCTTTGAAATTGTTTCTTCTGTTGCTTCTGCCATCTGTGCAGATGTTGGAGCAATAGCTGAAGTTGCTGAGCTATCAAATGTTGCGTTGTTTGGAACAACTCCATCATTATTTGGTGCTGATGCCACTGCAACTCCGTCTGTTGGACGAGTTTCCTGATTAATCAGTGGACCACCTGTTGCGTTTGAAAAAGACTTTGTTACCGCAATATCTCCTTGTGGATCTGGTTCTGTTGTGTTTGACACTATACTACCTCCTATACTTGAATTTGTATTTGTGTTAGCATTTCCTCTAACATAGTTTTCAACTGATCTTTCATCTCGTTCCTCGTTAGCCGAAGATGAAGTACCAATAGCTTTGATCATGCTAACAACTTCATTAAAAAATTGTTTGCTATTCATTATGCGTGTGAGCCTGCTTCAGTTGTTGCAATTGGTCCACCTGCATACTGTGGTGTTGTCATTGAAACATCTTTCCCTGTGAATGGGCTTCCTGTATTCATTGTGCTTGGGTTATGCACTCCTAGGTTAGAAACTGCTGGAGCTGCAAGTGTATTACCTGAGCCTGCTTGTTCTGTTACTGGAGTTGCTGTTGCTGGTTGTTCTGTTCCTGCACCAGCTACTTGTTGGTTGTTATCCATTTAAATCACCGCCTTATGGTTAATTATACCTTAATATTCTTCTTCTTCAGAACCATCCATGTCAAATCCTGCATCTTCCAAAGCCTGCCTGCCTTCTAAAGATACGGACATTTGAGCGTTAAGGTTTTCATCATAACTTATCTCAATAAGCCCTTTTTGATATAAATCAATAAGAACTTTGTCCATATCATCCATCATAGCCTGATGTAGTTCTGGCATTACTTCTTCTAGTACGTTCATGTCAAACTTATAGACTGGTTCCCCATCTTCATCAATCCCGTCAAGAATTGCAGCACCTTCTTCTATAAGGTGCTCCATTGCTTCACGATGCTCTTCATTTGATGGATCGTATTCCATTTTTATCCTTTTACTTATAATCTGGATGACCGAAGCCTACAATAAATTGTAGTAGTCCTCGCTTATTTGTTTTGTAAGCACGAATTCTTTCTGCTGCTTCTCCGCCATTTGCTTGACTTCCAGTAGCTTTATGTTCTGGACTTGTATTTCCTTCATAAGTTGTTACAGTTCCATCACCATTGTCTTTTACAACAATGCCTACATGCTCTACTGCATTCCCGCCTTTAACAAAGTCAAAATAAACAATGTCTCCAGGCTTTGGAGTTGCTGTTGCGGCATCTGACCACTTTTTGTTTTTCTTAAAAGCATCTGCTCCTGATGGAGTATAAACTGTATTAGGAATTGTTACCTTTGCTTGATTAGCAACCCACATGCAGAAACTTCCGCACCAAGGTTGAAAATCATGCTTTGTAAACTTGCCGTAATCTGTTTCATTATCTTTTGGACCTTCTACAACGCCAATTTGTGACTTTGCAATTTCTAATAGTCTTGCGGCTGTTCCTGGTTGAGCGGTTGTAACTGCTGGTACTGGTTTTGCTGACATATATCTTCTCCTTTTAAAGTTTTTACTATTTCATAAAATTTGTCAAAGTCACACACATTTCTTCCAAAATTTGCGAACCTTGAGGTGATTACTATATTTTCCTTTGTATAATCACCATTTACATCTATCTTATCAATAGATGGGGCTAATGGATGTTTTGGCATCCAATCAGGGTGATCCTTATATAGCAATCCTAAATCTAATTGTACACCAAACCAATAACAACGCCCATCTTGTTTTTCCCAGATTTCTTGTAACTCTGCTGGTGTAACTATAATTTTTGCTGGTATCCAAAGCCTTTGGTTTTCTCCCGCAGGACCGCCAACTGAAGAACCTTTGCCTTCCATTCTTCTTTTATTTGTTGAAGAATTTATGACATTCCAATTACCATCACCGTCTTGCCTAACACCGTTAGACAAAATAGATGACCATAACTTTTTAAAATAATCTCTTTTCATGTGCCTCCAGTAGGACTCGAACCTACGACGCTTGGCTTAGAAGTCCAACGCTCTATCCTCTGAGCTATGGGGGCAAACATAAAAGGTACTATTTCTAGTACCCCTTATATAAATCAGAACGTTGATCTGTTAATTACATTATAGTTGTTTTAATTGATGCTGTCAATTGCCAGTTCCAAAATTCATGCTGTGCTAATCTATCTGCAAAAAAATTAAGAATTGATTGTTCACGAGAAGCATCTGCAACATCGCAAGCACTTTTTAGTTTTTCAATAATATGATTATTTGTAGTAATTAATTCAAGATACATTTGTGTGGCACTTAATTCAAGCGAATCATTAATTTTTAAATCGCTGTTTGCTTGTAGCTGAGATAATCCAAATGGTGCTTTTGCATTTAACTTACGAATATTTTCTGCATAATCGTCAATTGAATCAAATAGATCCTCGTAAATTTCTAGGAAAAATGCGTGATCTTGCTTAAACATACGACCTTCCACATTCCAGTGGTATCCGTGTGATTGTGCATACATATTCATTGAATCTGCTTGCAGTTCTTTTAGTACTTTAATTAATGCTTCCATGTATTTATTATACCCTATTTGTTAAGAGGGGCAATTTTAACAAATCCCGTTTTTTTCTTGTTCATTGAGCCTGGCTTTTTAAATCCTGGTTTATTTGGAGTCTTGGCTATACGCACTTCAAGTGCGGCCTTGATCTTCATTTGATTCTTTTTGCTTCCCATGATTCTCCCTTGTTTGTTATTTTCATTATAGTCTATTTACTATATTTTTGTCAATAATTTTGCGTGATATAAATCACAATGTATAATTAACCTATCATGTCATCCGTTAACATATTGTTTATTATTGGTGGAGCAACAACTGCACTTGCATCTATTGGATTTATTTTACATAAATTATACAACTTTGTACAATCTATGACTAGGTTTATGGATGACTGGTACGGAACAGAAGAGTATCCAGGTGTGGTAGAAAGATTAGCACACGGTAATGCAAGATTTGATAATATTGAAAAAGAAATCAGCATAGTCAAAGCTGAATTATTTAATAACGGCGGATCATCATTGCGTGATTCAATTGATAGAATTGAAAAAGCCGTAACAAAAGATAAAAAATAAAGAGCAGTTTTTGTTTGGGGCTTGCTCAGGCCCCTAATCTGCGACTCCCCGATGAAGGGGTGCAGATTTATATTATATACCTTATTTGATTTTAATGGTCTTAGGCTTAGCTTCCTCTGGAAGTTCACGCTCAATCTTAATGATAAGCATTCCATTCTCAAGTAAAGCTGACTTAACACTCATATATTCACCTAATGTAAAATGTTGTGTAAAGTTACGTCCAGCAATCCCACGATGCAAGAAATCAGACTTATCGTCATTATCTTTATCGCTTTTAATTGTTAGAGTATCTTTTTCCACCTTGATATCAAGATCTTCACGAGTATACCCTGCAACTGCAAGTTCAATCGTGTAGTTATCTTCATCAATTTGTTTTACATTGTATGGTGGGAATGAAGAGGTTGTCTTCTTATTTGTTTCCCATCTCACAAATTGATCACCAAAACCCAAGAAAAATGGGTCATTAAAAATGGTTTGAATTTGTGTAAATGGATTTGTATATGTTAGGTTTGTCATACTTAGCTCCTTTTCAGCAAGTTAGTTAAATTCAGAACCCTTACGGCATTCTGTATATATATTATATCACAAACTATGAATTAGATCTACCGTGTTGATCGGAACGATTTCCGTATCCCGCACTTGGTTTTCCGTCATTTTGCGGTGGGCTGTTGTAAGTTGATCTCCAACCAACATCTCCCATACGGTCACCAAAATTAGTTCCAGAGGTTATGTCTCCTGTTGGCTCAAATACGCCATCCCAAATAGAAGTTGAATCTTTTGTTGGAACTGGATCTCCACCTTTTACAATTGGTTCATTTACTGCTATTGCTTTCATAGCTTCTTCTGCATGTGCTTTAGTTGTATAGCAACCAATTACCTGTCCTGTTCCTACTTTAGTAATAGCATATCCACCTTGGCAATCTGGAACATTGTATTCAAGTTTAAATCCATTTCCGCCGCCTAATCTTCCAGCACCAGCTGATTCTTTTTCAATCTTGTTTTCTCTGTTTACAATAGCACGAGACCATGCAAATCCTGCATCTCCGCCCCAAGCATTCCACATAATTTTTCCGTTAGAAGGATCGTTCCAATTTTTGCCTTTTTTATCAACTTCATGTCTTGAAAAGAAAGAATACATTCTTTTAACTGTATCAAGAGACATTGATCTACCTGCAACTATATCGCTTGCACGACCCCAACCAACGGGTGTTCCCGCTCCAGTTGCTAATCCTGCATCTCGCCATTTTAATGCACGACGTGCTGCTGCTTTCATGCCTGCGTTTGGTTGATATCCACCATCAGATTTTTTAACGGGAATGCAATTAGGAACTGTCTTACCATCTTTGTCTTTAGTCCCAGCATACTCGTAGCCATCCCAACATGGGCCTTGACCTTTATCAATACAATATGTGCATTTTTCTGTATCAGAAACATAATGATGATCATTTCCTAAATCATCGCATCCGCAAGTCATACATTTTTTTACGCTTGCTTCTGGTTCGTTGGCGTACAAAGCCGCCATTTGTGCTTGTGCTTTTTGTTTGCTTGGGTGTGTCCCAGCTACGTGTCCAGTATTTTGTGCTACTACTGAAAACTTATCTCCGTGTTGAACAATTTTATATGGCATAGTCCTCCTATTATATCAGCTCCCTGACCTGGATTCGAACCAAGATACCCGCCTCCAAAGGGCGGTGTCCTACCGTTAGACGATCTGGGAATATGAGCGAATAGCGAGAATCGAACTCGCACATTAACCTTGGCAAGGTTACGCACTACCACTATGCAATATTCGCAGGGGCTATAAACGATGGCGACTTCCAGTTGCACATGACGTACATGCTGTATCTGTCTCACACGCCACTCTTCCGAGTTTTGGGTGTATATGTAACTATAACATCCTAAGTTGTGTCGTTTATAGCCTTGTAGAGCAAGTAGGACTCGAACCTACGATTACCGAATTATGAGTTCGGGGCTTTAACCAACTAAGCTATTGCTCTTTGTTTAATTATGCGTGTGGGGGTTCTTTTGATTTATTTTCTTTTAGTTTATCTCGCTCATCAATAGTTTCATATGCAAACTTTGATAATGCTTCTTCATTTTTTGCGTAGTGATGACCGCAAAACATAAGCTGACCCGTTACGCCTTTTACTAAAACTAAGGCTTCTGCAGAACATTGATCGCAACGATCAAGTGGACTTAATACATACTCTATTTCTTCTACAACTGATTCTGCTGTCATATTCATAATTATACTCTCTCTAGTTGAAGGTTGATAATTTGCTGCCCCACCTGGACTCGAACCAGGAACACCCGCATTAACAGTGCGGTGCTCTGCCAATTGAGCTATGGGGCATCAGTAGAATTTATTCTACCTTACCGAATGGATTGTTGTCAATCATCTTCAGCAAATCTTCTGGACTATTAATCAAACGTCTCTGTGCTTCAAACTTACCAAGTTGAACCATTTCATCAGCAATTGTGTGCATCATATCAAGCAATCCTGCTGCATATCGCTTACTTTTTGGATCAGCTTCTTCAATTTCTTTTTGCATGTTTACAACAGATTGTGTAAAGTATTCGCAAAGTTGTGTAAGAGAAATATAAATATCTTTTTCATCTTCAATTGTTCTCATTGTGCCATTACCTAGCATTTTATTCCTTTGTTAGTAGTTATAGGTGTTAGTCTATCAGAGCACACGCATGCTGTCAATAGGGAATTCATCTTCATCTTCTTCTATCCCTAAGTAGTCCCGCAAATTTGATGGCATCTCTTCCCTATCTGGAAGTTTAATTGTTTTATTTCTAATTAGTCTGGCATCTGATTCTTTTCTTAATTGATCTAATTCATCTGAAAATACACCAGCGTAAGTATAAAGTTCTACTTCAGGGTCTAAATCCCTAGGTGTTAGGGCTACAGAGTTGTAAATAGCCCCGCAAACGGCATCAGAGAGGTCCTTAGAGCCTTTTCTAGGGTGGTCTACCTTATCCTTTACAATGCGAAGCTGAAGCAGCTCATCAACCAACAGCTGGATTCTAGGACCATCTACTCGTTCTTCTGTAATACAAAGAGACATATCTTCGTAGTGCTTTTTAGCAACAGATAAAGTTTCACAATTCATTCCATGAGCTTTTAATTGCTGCATCATATCGTGTGAATTCCAACGGTCAAATGTAACCATCTTAATATTGAAACCACGTTCTCTTAAACTAATTATATATTCTTTTACGTCTGTAAAATCTACAGACTTTGATGCTGTAGGTGTCCAAAATCTAACTGCGTCTACTATGATGCGTGGGGCAGCTTCTTTCATCTTATCCCCGATTTTCATCGTTACCCAGTTGTGAACATGTGCTAATGCTACGGCACAATGGTCATGCTTTTGTGCAAGGTCAACGTGAATGTAATACCATTTATCTGGATCTGGTTTAAATGTATCAGCAAAACGACCATATGAGTCTACATTTAAATTAGGATTTGAAAATGCTTTTTCAATTACTGCACGGTTTTTAAAGAATGCATCTGTTGCGTCTGGTGGCATACATGCAAAACGAGATAAAGCATCCGTAGGATCTGTATAAAAGTCAATAGTAAAATCAGTTATCTGACGTGTAGGGTTTACTTCCCATGTTGGTCTTTTGAGTGCGTATACTCTAGGAATTTTGTAAGAAACAATATGGTCTTCTTCCCATTCCATTTCAAATTCATTTCCCTCCACCCCGTCTGGCAATTCTGGATCTACCTTAAACCTATGATGACGTAGAACAACTTCTTTTTCAGCAATAACTTCATTGTATCTTTGTTGAATATAATCGTTCTTAAAGCGTGGGAATGAAAGCAAAATAACTTTACCAAAGTCTGGGAAACGAGAATTTACAGATGCACGATACATCTTATAAATAGATGATGCTGTTTTAGCTTGTTCATTTCCAGATGTTGATTCCAAGTCAAAACCTGAAATTTCATCAAGAATAACAACAAGAACGTTATATCCTTCCCAAGCTTCTCTTTCAGAGTGACCTGAGTGAACTGTAACTCCTTTATCAAATTCAACCATATTAGCTTTTGATATGTACTTGCCTTGAAACCAAGGTGACTTTTCAATACGTTGATTAAAGCCTTTAAAAAATACTCGGTTTGCCTGAACAGCGTTAATAGCAATGTTAATAATATCAATTGCATCGCCTGGAGGTTTGCCATAATATCTGGCAGGATCTGTAAGACAAAGAAGCAAGTGCACCATATATGCACAAGCAATAGTAGAAGTATAATCTTTACCAGAACCTTTGCCCAGTTGTAGGATTACTTCATTACATGTTTGTTTAAAGATCTTGCGACCTTCATCTTCCCCGTAAATTTTAATCAATGTTTCTTGCTTGTAAATTTGTGTTGATGCTTTAATCATTGTGTATTGATGTTCTGATAAAGGGGGCAACCCTAAATAATCTTTGCTTGTTACAAACTCTTCAAGAGGTGCTGGTTTTTCTACAAATTCATCGCCTTCAAGTGCATCTAAAAAGATATTAAATTCTGACATTAGTCTACTATTACTGCTTCAACTTGTCCTGTAACCTGAGATAATCTTTTGGACACTTCCCACTTACAGTGTTCACATTTTGCAGTAACATCCTTTAATATTCCAACCAATAAGTCTTGCTTTCTTTCTGATTCTAGTATCTGATCAGCCATAGAATCGCTTTCAAGGACTCCCGCCTTGTTAAGCATATCAATACGTTTAGCCTCAATGTCAGCAATAAGTTTTAATGCTGCGTTTTTTGTGTTAAGTTCTGATGCAACTCCAGCTTCGTGAACAACGTCCCACGCTTCTTTAATAAGCATGTTGTAATGTTCGTCTGCTCCAGCAAGTGCTTCTTTTGCACGTTCACGAATAACTTTGCTATCTTGCACAAAATTTTTCCAACTTTTTACATGGTTTTCTACTTGAACTCTAGTCAGCCCTAAGCTTGTGGCAATCTTTGCAGGGGAGTTGCCTTTAAGCAATTCCTCTACGACCTTATTCATTTGATCAAACTGACTTGCAAGTTCTACTGAATTATCCATTGTCTGTTTTATAAAACCCTGACCCTTTAAACGTAATTCCTGGAGCATTGTAAACCCTTGCCATACTATATCCGCATGAAGGGCAGGCGGGTAATGATTCTGGATCACTAAGCCCTCTTGTTATTTCTTCGCTTGTCTCACATGTAATACAAGCATACTCATATGTAGGCATAATCTATTATACTCCTTTAGACCTGTCTTTGTCAATAGCAATTTTAAGTAAAATTAAATAACCAATCAAATCATCAATATCGTTGTCTCCAGCAAAACCTTGATTGTTCTTTACACGGTTGATTTTATCGTCAATTCTAATTTTAATTTGTTCAATGCTGTCAGATTGTGCAAATATTCTAACTGGGCTAAGTGCGGAATCTCCGTATGAAACATTCTTTTTAATAAGCATCTCCATGATTTCTAAACAGGATACAATAATCTTGCTACCTGAAGGTGCTCCAGTAGCCATTAATTGAAGATCTGTAATCCAAGATTGATATCCGCTTTTATCTGGATAATCCGACATTATAATTCCTCTCTATACAACATTTTAAGACCATTTACTGTTCCAATATCTAGGTACTTGCCTTGTGCAACTAACGCTTTTACATCCTTACCTTCATTAACCCAATCCATAATTTGAACGCCTGGATTTGGAAGCTCTTCATCAATATAAATATTTTGTACAGCCATCGCTCCCCACATATAATTATAATCACAACCTGGGGTCTTGTCAAGAGCATCAATAACTCTGCCAAACTCATCAAACTTAATCTGCCCAACTCTGCCTTTGATATCTTCATGACATTCGAATGCTGCTAATGTTACGTCTGCATCAGACCAAGCAAGTTGTCTGTAAAAATCTCCGTCAGAACCTGGCATATAAGTATCTGGCATACCAATAATGTATTTAGAGTTTGGGTTAACCATCATTTTAACTAATGCATCTGACATTGTTGAAGGTTCAATTTCATATACAACTGCTGTCGGTGGCAAATCCATTTGATTTACAATAGGAAGCCATGATTTTCTAGTTGATATCTTTACTATGTCGCAAACCTTAAGCATTTGCTCTACATGCCATTGTAATATATTCTGTTGATCAGTTAATGGTAAACAAAACTTTGGGATTCCGCCCAATCTTGATGCACTTCCAGAAGCAGGTAGTAAACCAATTACCGCAGCCATTCTTGAGCCTTTCTACGATCAATATTCCAAACACCATTAATCTTAAAGTCTTGTTCTTTCTTTTGATTAAAGTATGCTTCATTTACAACAAATGTTTCATTGTTTCTATTCTTTAACTTTTCATCACTATTAATAGTTTGAGACGCACCATCTGGCACATTAACTTTTATAGTACCATTTACATAGCCGTCTTTTACACTTGAGCGCATAACTCTTTCATAGTAGTCATTGTCTTCAAAGTAAATTGGATAAAAGAATTCATCAAATAAACCAACTTCTCTTACAATATTTTCTCCAATTGAAAAACAGCTCCAACCCTCTACTGTCATAACAAGTTTTTCTTTTCCACTTGCACGATTTAATTCTTCAAGAGATCCTGGAACCCAATGTGTATCTGCTGATGAAAACATCCAGTATTCTTCATGTGGGTAAAGTTTTATGGTTAGGTTCCAAGAACCAGACATGCCAAGATTTGACGGCAGATTAAGTACTCTTACATTTAAATCTTTACGCTTAGGCTCATATGGCTCTTTGCCATTATTTAATATTAATATTTCTTTAACTGGATAATCAATTGTTTCTAAGTTTTGATCTAACAGATCATATCTATTTAAAACTGGTATAGCTAATACTGGTATCACTTAGTCCATTTTCTTTGCTGCTTAATCAGACCCCATCTTTGCAAGGATCTTTGAATAGTCATGTGGCTACATTTAGCTTCCATAGCCATATCTAATATTGTTTTCTTTTCTACGACATAACGTTTGTAACACCAGTCTTTACTGTCATATAATTTCATTGATGGCATACCAAGCTACTCCCGTCGCATCAGCAACATTATCGGACTGAGTTTCAACGCCCAACGTTCTACTAAAATCAATAGTGCGTTGTTTTCTACGCTCTCTGATTTTTCCTTTAATCCATGTGTCGGATTTGTCTGGAAACTCATCTTTTATTGCCTGCTTTTCTATTTTGTTAAAGTTTTTATTACCAATATATGATTGCCAGGTTATAGGGTGAACTTCAACCACTTGCATATTATCACTAAGTAACTCTCCCATTATAGCACCAAATACGTATGCCATCTTAATTCCCGTGTGTACTGACTTGACAGATATGGCTGCTTCTATTGCAACAAAATCTGTATCCAACTCGTTTTTAAAAGCCTTGATTTTTCTTTTTGCATCAAGTATTCTTTGATAAACATCTGATCCTTCAAACGTTATTTCTCCCCATTTAATTGCTTTTTTATCCTCCATAAGGCAAAAAGCAATGTTGTTGGTGCTAGCATCTATACCCAAAACCCTATTAGATCTTGGTTTAACGAGTTTTGCCAGAGACACTTCTCACCATTTCAACCAAAGCTTTACGCTCTTCTTCTCTCTTTGCACTCTCGCACTTATCGCAAATACGACCTTCGTTATATCTACTAAGCACTACGTTGCATCCTTGAGTTTTACAAATTCTTGGCTTTCCAGCAAGCCTTGCTTTTTTTTCATAATATGCGTCTTTAAGCTTTTGATTTGTAGCAGTTCTGCAACACTCATCTGAACAATACTTTTGATTGTGTGTTTTTGGCTCAAATTCATTGTTGCATTTATCGTAAGCACATATCATTTTGGTGGCACCATTGCTGGTATAAAAATTTCGCCCTCATCCATTTCTTTCCAACAAACCTTTTTAACTGGGCAATACTTACAAGCCGATTGCGATTTAGTAAAAGGTCTTTCTGGCAAGGTATTATCAGTATATGCTTTGTAAGTTGTTCTCAACCATTCAAAAACTTCTTCAATGATTGCTTTATTTCTTTCATTTACATTAACTGGAATGATTAAAATTGATTGATCATTTTTATTTTCATAATACAAAAATCCTTGTGCAGCTTTTCTAATTTTCATGTATGTAAGAATTTGAAGCAAGTGATTGCCTGATGGTTTCATTTCTGCTCTTCGCATTGAAAAAACTTCATCTTTAGCAGTCTTGATTTCTCCTACTACTTCTTTTCCGTTCCATTCGATAATAGCGTCTGCAAAGCCTCGAATCGGAGGATCATCATGGGTAATTTCAATTTCTGTTGCCTTGAGTACTCCAGTTTTAGCCATGACTTTCTGAATGCGGTCATGAGCAGCCGTACCGTTATCCATGTTAGCCCTAGCCATAGCATCGAACTGGTCTTCAAACTCCGCACCAGTAAAAGCAATGAACCAATATCTAGCACAGTTACCGTGACCATAACCAATAGTACTGGGGCTAAACGTCTTCTTTTGAGTGAAGGGATCTCTTTGTTCTCCATCTGTATATGCCTTTTCTACCATGAGTGCAAACTCGTTTACATCAAAACTTCCAGGCTCATGGTTTTTCTGGAATTTTAAATTACTTATAATCTCTCTAGCCATTATGCTCCATACCTTGCTGAATACTTAAGAGCATCCACTAGTCTATTAATTGCTTCTTCTGCTGTGTAATATACGTTCTTCTTCTTTGAATTCTCCCCGCCTTTTTCAAAGGTGGTGTAGAATCTGGAAAGCATGGCAAACTTTGCACCCAACGCTTGCATCTTAATAATAAGGTCGGGAGCTTTTGAAGATGGAACATCAGGCTTAGTAATAAGTTTAATAATTAAATCAAGAGCATAATCTAAATCTGGATCATTCATATACTCTTTTATATCATTGAATTCAGTTACTTCACTAATCAATTCAATTAAAGGTTTCTCAGTCAAGTTCATTCACCCTAACGCAGAACATGCAAGGATCTCCGCCTTCTTCCCATTCCTGTGATTCTTCATCAGTCATTGGTCCACCGTCATGTGTATTGCAAAACACATCGCTTACCCAACCTTTAGAATGACCAAACTCTAACCATTCTTGAAAATCAGTTATTTCATACTTACTCATTATGCTGCTCCCAACAGTCTATCAGTTGTTCTAGTAACGCCCATTCTATTACCGCAAGTCTCGTTTTAGTGCTCTCGCCAAGTATGAGCTTAAGGACTGGATATTTATTTCTGTCCACCTTAAAAGTGTCAGTACAAATTTTTGCCCAAATGTCTTTTGATATCGAGATTGATTTTGAATACTCTTTGTAATCAACCAAAAAATTACGCCATTGAGCGTCCCCTTTTTGATAGTCACCACGACCACTATTTTTTTGCCCTTTTGCACCATCTCTTTTTATCTCCCCACGCTCTGACATTAAACGACCACGCTTGAATGGTGGCCCCTAGAACAAGTCCAGGTTAGGCGATGATTGCTTCTGTCAATTGTACCTTCGTAAATTACTTCATCACAATCTTCATGTTGACAAGAAAAAGATCCATTTGCTGGTTCTTTTTGTATAGAAGAACCTGTTTCTACTTTATTACTTTTTAAAAAATCTTCAAGACTTGTCATAAATCTTGCCTCTTAATTCTTCAACTATCTTAGGATTATTTTTTAAATAGTCTACAACTTTAGCACGTCCTTGAAAACGTTCTTCTCCAACTGTATACCATGCTCCGCCTTTTTGAATGATTCCCATCATTTCTGCAACGTCGCAAACTTCACCTATAGAATCTACTCCCAGTGAATCACCTTGGTAGTAAAAGTCATATTGTCCTGAGAGATTTGGCGGTCCGAGTTTATTGTAATCAACAATCCAATTGACTGGTCGTCCGACTTTTTGTTCAATAATCTTATCACCAACTTGAATGCCAGATTTAATAGCATTCGCCTCAGCTTCTGACGACCAAAGCTTAATGATCGTAGATGAAAAGAATTTGACCGCCATTCCACCTGTGGGGATGTGGGAGGCATGCATGCTACCAAACTGATTACGTTGTTGTGAAATGAGAACCAGTAGCGTGTTTTTATTGGCATAGTTTAACATTTTGACCGCATGGGTCATATCCTTTGCTTCCGCACCAATCTGCTTAGTATCTTCAAGCTTCTTTAACTCTGTACTGTCCTTTTCAAAATAAATTGCGGGAAGTAGTGCTGAAATAGAGTCAACTACAATTATATCAACACCAGCATCCATAAGCTGAGTTGCAACATCTACCATGTCATTAATTGATTTAGCTTGCGAATAAATAAGTGAATCTGAATCAACACCCAAAGTTTTAGCCCAAGCTACATCATATGATGCTTCCGCATCAATCCAAGCACACGTCTTTCCATTTTTTTGTGCATCAGCAATCATTTGCAAACAAAAAGATGACTTACCCGCAGACTTGTTACCCCAAATCATTACTTGGCGACCAAAACCTAGTCCACCTTTGAGTGCTAAGTTTAAACCAATACTAGGAGTCTTTTGTTTTTCTACGCTTATTTTTGTTGCTAGCTGTACTCTTGCTCTTGTCTTCGGGTCTAGCTTTGCTAGAATCTCTTCCGTTATCATTCATACTCTTCTCTAATTCGATAGCCAGTTGTTGTACCTGTTCATTTTTACTTGTTGCTAAAAAGTCTATTATTTTATAGACTGCTTTTTCATCTTCCGTTCTAATAACTAAAAGGTATTCTTCTTGCGTACCTTTTAGTATGTAAGCTTTAGACATATATACCTATTATATCAAACTTCTTCGTTTTCTGTTTCTGGCACATCTGCCATTTCAAATGTTACCATTTGAGTATCTGGATCTTGATTAACCGCAATACTCTTAGATGAATAATCAGTTAATAATTCTTGCAAAGTAAGTTCCATTTTCCCAACCTTGTTAAGAATTGCTGCAATAATTTGTTCAATAGAGATATTAATATTGTTAATATCTTGCTTTGTTTCTTCAGTCATTAATTTACCTCCTTTACGTATAGCGTTCCATCATCCATTTCAGCAATAGCAGGGTCACAAATACTTCCCGCCTGCATTTTGCCAAGAGCTTTTGTGTACAACTTTGGAAAAGCAATAACACGCTCTAAATTTTTATCTGCATCAGACAAGATAATATGTGCCATCATCTTATTAGCTTTTGTTTTATAGTGTGTAAAATCAAGAACTAACCTTTTGCCAGAATCAATCTTTAACTTGTCTCTATAAAGCCATTGTACAAATGCATCATCTGTTTTATTTACAACATCATCAATAGTTACATACTTATGAATACGGTTATCTCCGACTAGGAAAAAGTACATCATGCCCGTCTCAATCTGCGTATTCTCGCTATGGAATATACCTACTGATCCTGTATCATCTACAAGCTCTACACGGCTCCATCCCGTCCCTTTCTTAATAGACTTAACCATTGCTAAAAGAACAAAGCATCCTTCCTCAAGAAACTCTTGAAGTGGGTTGACTTGTGCTTTAATTGCTGGACTTAGCTTTCCAGTATCAAACTTTGGAATTCCTAGATACTCATAAAGGTTTTCATTTTCGTTACCCTTACGTGGATTATCTGGAAAAGCAGAAGCACCAATCATATTTAAAGATTCTAATGCTCTTGAATTAATACCGCTACCCTTTTCTTTAGCTTTATCAATAAATTCTGCATATGTTTTAAAAGGCCTTAGTGTTGTAATCTTACTACCAATGTTATCTGAAATATATTTAATATTGGATAAACCAAATCGAATTGAGTTGCCTTGAATACTAAAATCCAACTCTGATTCATTTACATGGGGTAATAAGACCTTAATTCCCAATCGCTTAGCCTCAAGGAGGTAGTCTGTTCTTGCATCTTTGTCTTTTTCATTTTTAAGAATGGCAAACATAAACTCAAGCGGATAATAACACTTAAGCCAAGCAGTATAATAACTAAGCATAGAGTAAGCAATAGCATGGGAACGGTTGAAAGAATAACCAGCATGAGCTTCAAAGTCATGCCAAAGTTTGGCGGCATCTTCTGGAGTAATATGTTTGCTTGCTCCCGCAATAAACTGATCTTTAAATATATCAAACTCTTTAGCATCTTTCTTCTTTCCAATAATTTTTCTAACCTTATCAGCTTCCATCCAAGTCATTCCGCCTAAGTGAACGCAAGCTTGCATGACTTGTTCCTGATAAATAATAACACCGTATGTACGTTCTGTAAATTCATGCATAATTGGATGGGCATATGTAATCATTTCATCACCCTTTTTACGACGAACATAAGATCCACCTACAGTATTCATTGCACCTGGACGAACCAAAGCATTAGATGCTGCTAGGTCTTCAAATGTGCTAACGCCCATCTTCATAAGAAGGTTTGTGTAAGGTGTTGCTTCAGCTTGAAAAACACCCTTAGTAAATCCATTTGAAAGCATCTCAAATACTTTAGGATCGTCAAGCGTTAAAGATTTAAGGTCAATCTTTTTCTTGCTAATCTTTTGAATAGTTTTTAATGTGTCATCAATAACTGATAAAGTTTTAAGTCCAAGCACATCAAGTTTAATCAAACCTAAGTCTGCTGTTTGCTCCATGTCATATGCAACAACTGGAATACGCCCAGATACTGAATCGTTTGGGTCTTTGCGTGTTTCAATTGGAACGTACTTGCTAATATCATCTTTTGCAACTACAACTCCCGCTGCATGCATTCCATTACCACGAATTTTTCCACGCAACATTGATGCATATTTTGTTACTTCAGGATACTTCTTTCTAAATTCTTCTGTGTTTGGGCTTGATTCATATTCTTCAAAAGTTTCAACATGCTTGAGTGTTCTTTCAACCTCTTTAAGCGGAACTAAAAAAGTACGTGCAACGTCTTTAATTACGCCCTTATCTTTAAAATATTGAAATGTAGAAATAGAAGCAACATGTTTAAACTTTTTTCTTAGATATTCTTTAACCTCACCACGACGACGATCCATAAAATCTGTATCAATATCTGGAAAGTCATTACGCTCTGGGTTAATAAATCTAAAGAAAAGTAAATCATATTTAATTGGGTCTACTTCTGTAATACCCATTAAATAACATACTAACGATCCTGCTGCAGATCCTCTTCCTGGTCCAACAAGGATTTCATTTTCTTTCGCCCAGCCAACCATATCCCCAACAACAAGGAAATAGCTAGCAAAGTTTTTATCGGAAATAACTTGAAGTTCTTCTTTAAGTCTTTCTTTATATGTCTCATTATCTAAACCCATTTCTACTAGAGACTTTTCACATAAATCTTTTACTGTTTTTAGTGCATTCTTTTTTGGTACTGGAAGCAAATCTAGATTTTCGTGAAAATCATATGCTTCAATCTTATCAGCAATCTCTACTGATGATTCATAAATGTCTTTGCGTGTAATGCCCGCTTTGATAAAGTCTTCTTCAATCTCAATGCGGGATTGAATAAAAACGTTAATGTCAGCGAAACTAATAGGGCGATTGGGATAAAGATGGTCAAACCTATCAATAATGTTAGATCGTAAACGACCACTTGTATAATCTGCTTCTTTGTTTTGTGTTGGCTTGGTAGATAGAATAAGCAAAAGCTCTTCCAAATCCCGTTCTTCTTTAACTGCAAAATGACAATCCCCCGTTGCTACTGGCTGTACTTTAAACTCATCTGCCAATGCAAGTAAAGCAGTATTTAAACTATCTGGGTTATGTGCTTGAACTTCAATATAAAAATCTTTACCAAAACGATCTTTTAGCATCTTAGTATATTCTCTTGCTTTTTCATTATCCCCACGCTCTATAGCTTTAGAAATAATTCCACCCATGCAACCAGACAATACAATTATACCGTCACCAAACTCAAAAAGAACTTCCATGTCAATGCGTGGTTTATGGTAGTAACCTTCTGTCCAAGCAATCTGGGAAAGCTTTTGAAGATTTTTTAAACCTAAATCATTCTTTGCCAATAGGATAATGTGAGAATATAAAGAAGTATTGTCATCTCTTTTTGCTACTGCTCTTTTGTCAAAACGATCTGTTTCTGAAAGATAGGCTTCAAGCCCAAGAATCGGTTTCATACCAAGTTCTTTTGCAGCAATTTGCATATCTCTGTGAGATGCAAGAGAGCCATGATCAGTAATAGCCAAACATGCCTGACCTTGATTTTTTGCAGCAACGAGCAACTCGTTTGGTGTATTTAAACCATCCATAAGCGAATAGTGCGAATGGACATGCAGGTGAACAAAGTCAGACATGTTTAGCTTTCTACTTGTTAGTTATTACCACTCAACAGCTGATGAGGTGGTTGATGCTTTTGAATCTGATGATTCTGAAGTAATTCCAAAATAGAAATTTTCCTGGTCTGGATATTGAACATCACGAACTGCTGTCTTTGAAAGATCATGAAGTTCATACTTGTCAAAATCAATTGCTTCTGCAGATGCAGTAGGAAGTGGAATGATTGAGTAATTTGTATCAGTCTTCTCGCCTGTACGCTTTAGTTTCCAGTTAAGGTTTGTGATGCTTCCAGTTTCTCCCGCATAAGAAACAACTTCTTGAGTTGCTGATTTTGGACCAACGCCTTGTGAAAAGATTGCAACGTATGGCTCTTCTGTACCGTCATCAACTAAAACGTTTGCGTAGAAACGTTGACGACCTTTCCAACCTGCCTTTGGATCACGACGATGCATTTCGCATCCGTAACAACGACCTTGGTCTTCAATTGTGCAAAGTGCTTTACGCTTGTAGTCTGCTGGATTTGTGTGTTCAATTGCAATAAATGCTAGACCAGCTTTTTCAACATATGTTGGTGAGTCTGGATCAATTTCTTGCATGAATCTGATTTTTAGTGATTGACCATCTTTAAGTTGTAGCCATCTTCCTTTTTGTGAATCACCTGAATGTGATTTTTGTTCCATTTGAAGGTTCATTGCCTTCAACCCTGTTACTATTCCCATTTATTTCTCCTTGTGTAGTGGACTGTAATGTGTCCTGTTATTACCATTATATCACATAACAGCGTACTCAAAATGCGGAATTGCATTCTTAATACATTGTTTTATTTCTTCATCTGTCATATCTCCCACATCTTTAGCAGAATGAGGATAGATATTGTTGTGGTCATATTTAGCCCACAAAACATTTTTACTCTTTAATTTATTAGCAATTGTATTACCAAGTGCACGTCCAGCAGAATCATTATCTATCATTAAAATAATTGTAGATGCGTATTTGTTTAAGTTTTGTATATTAATCTCTGAAATGCTTCCACCTAGAGTGGCTACTGCATTTGGATATCCCGCCTGCCATAAACGAATAGCATCAAAGCTAGACTCAACAACAATAATAGTTCCACCCTCACGCTTAGCACGATGCAAATTAAACATAGTCTTATTACGTGGTAAGTTAACACTATTCTTAAACTTTTTATCAGTAATTGATCTGCCAATAATGCCTACAGGTAACCCATCTGGTGAATGCAATGGTACAGTTACCATTCCCATATTAGAAGAGTAGCCAAGTTTAAAATGTGCAATTGCAGACAAACCTATTTGACGTGAATCAAAATAGCTCACAGCTTCTGGTGTTACTGCAAGTTCTTTGTACAATTTTTCTAATGTCTCTTCTGGAAACGGAACAAACTCTGGTTTTTCATCAAGCAAGTCTTTGAGCCCATCTTCAAATGCATCTTCTGCAGTCTGTTTGTTTTGAGAAATAAATCTTAATGCTTCAAAGTCATTTCTATTTGTAAGTAGTTTTACAAGGTCTAATACAGTTCCAGATGAATCACAATTTTGATTGTAGCAAATGTAAAGGCCTTTTGAATAACTTACTGCAAAAGCTGGGGAGTCTACATTGTGATGAAATGGACATAGACATAAAAAATCTGTGCCTGTTTCTGAAACAATTTCTATATTGCAAGAACGCAGAATAGAGCGGAGATCCGCTTTAGTATATGCATCTAACATGTATTATCCTTTAGGTATTAAACTCTGTCCCGAGAAACCTTCGTATTTCAGTGCTTTGGCTTTCCCAAGATAAATCCCGTACATAACTAGGTTGAAGGTATAGTGATCCTTCTCCTCGTTATATTTTATATTAAATTGTGGCTGTATGTCAAGGACGGGTATATAGCCCTTGTCCCGCATCTGCTGGACTAAAAGCCTCTCGTAATTCTCTCTAGAGTTTTGGAGTTTAGAATCATCCATGATGGTTCCGCTAATCCAAAAGTCATGTATTTTTCTTGGGTACATGGCTGCCTAACTGTCTTGATAATTATACCAAGTTAGCCAGACATTACATATTATCCAATAGGAATATCGTAGACTTCTTTAACAATTCCCCGATTAAGATCCCAATCCAGATACATTCCGAATTCAGTTCCGTGACGGTTCTTGCGACTGACAATCTCCATGATATTGCTATCAGGGTTTTTGTGTATTGCCATAGCCATATCAGCATCATATTCAATTGCCTTTGACCAAGCAACTTGGCTTAGCATTGGCGGTGAATCGTGATCTGCTACTTCTTCTGCAGTTGCAGCAGTAATATCAATAATTGGAATGTTATTAGACATTGCCAACTTCTTGAAAGATTTAGAAATATTCATATTTCGTTCTGTAGGACCCTTTGAATTCTGGTTATCAGAAAACAGCTGGTGATAATCTAAAATAACAATATCAGGTTTATACTGGTCAATTTTTGCTTGAATAACATTTGGAGTTACTTCTCCCACACCTTCATTTGATACTAGGATAAATTGGTTCTTATCAGCAAATTTCTTTGAACCCCAATCATCAAATTGATCAATGTTAATATCTCCTCTAGCAAAGTCTGAAGCCTTAAACAATCCCGACCCCATCATAGTATAGATACGGTCACGCATATTCTCTGGTGTCATTTCAAGTGACACAATCATGGGTTTAAAGCCCTGTTCCCAGGCTTTGCAGGCCAAATAAGACGAGAACCAAGTCTTACCCTTACCTGGCCAACCAATCATAACGATAAGGTGTCCTGGAGCCATTCCTGTAGGATATGCATAATCAATTGCTTTAAAGCCAGTCATAATTCCTGGACTACCACCCATTGCATCAGAGCGGTCTTTAATTGCTTGAAAATGTTTTTTTGCTTCTTTATAATCAGTTAAGTCAACATCTCTAACATTAGAAGTTAGTCTGCTAAGTGTTGCAAGTTCTGCTTGCATTTGTGCAACAACTCTTCCTGAAGCTTCTGTCTTTAAACTTGCACCAGAGGATAAAAGTAAGTTGCGTAGACGGGAAGCAAGATATTCATTCTTAAGTTGATCTAGGTAGTATGCTGTTTCACCTTTAGTTTTTGTAGGCTCAAAATCTTTAAATCTTTCAGTAAGCACAGAAACATCAGGTACAGCTTTAAACTTTAAATAATAAGACTTAAGACCTTCCCACACATCTCTGTGTGAAGTAAAGACTTCATCAATATTTCCAGACATAACAACTGAAATATCTTTATTTTCACATATCGCTGTGATTACTGCTGACTCTGTATTCATTGTCTCTTTCTTCAACCATAGTCTTTGTCTTGGCTCTTATTAGTTCACGACGCACTTTGTCTTGCTCAATTTGAGTAAGAGTTAAATCTATCTTCTCAAAGTTATAAAAAAACCATTGTATAGGATGACCTGGACGACTTGATTTAAAATAATACTCAAGTAATTCTTTTGCTCTGTCATATCCAATACTATCAATAACATCTTGCATCGCCCATTTTTCACGATAACGATTTACAACTGGGGATTTACCGTAGACCTGTTTGTATAAAGCACAATAAAACCCAACTAAACCGTAGGCTAACTTTGCTTCATCTTTGGTCATTTTTTCTTGGCCTTTAGCTCTTCCTCTATCTCGCCAACTTTTTCCATTAGCTTTTTCTCTACAAAAGTATACACTCTATTTGTGGCTTCGTCAATAGTCTCACCATTGCGTTGAAAATCTTCAATTCCAATCCCGACTTTTAAACTTTCAAAGTTTCCTAGGTTACGAGTAAATTGTAAATCAACCTTAACGTTCGTCTGAGTTGTCATCTTTTATATCTTCCTTTTCCATTAATGCAAAGCCTGGCTTAAACTTCTTGTGACCTTTGTCTGCCAAATGCTGGTAAAGCATCATAAGGCGGTCTGATATTGCTATCATAGCATCAAGATCCTCTTTTTGTCCAGCTATCTCCATAGCGTATTCAAGAACTCTAATGGCAGCATCAAGAGTTTGCTTTGCCTCTTTACTTAATTTATTATTCTCTACCATTCTGGTTGCTTCCAAACTGGACTAAATGTCCCATCGTTATTTTTAACATATAAAATATTTTCTTGTCTCATCATTGCTTCCACCTCTGCTCTACTTGGCATATTGCCTGGATGGATCTCGCCATCATTTCTTGGTCTACCTCTGTGTACAGTTTTAAAAAATTCATGCATTTCTCTAATATCATCTTCACTCCAATAATACTTACCTGGAGTTTTCTTTCCGTTTAAAGAATAAACCTGTTGTGGCTTTCTAATATTACCCGCATATAAATGTCTTTTGATCGTGTCTTCATGTCTTCCGATAAGTTTACAAACTTTGGAAAGAGGGTAAGCGTTTTGCATATTGTTTTTAACGTCAGTTAATACAAACGCTACACGCTTACCCATCTCGTAATCCCAGGCGACCATAAGATCTTCTGCTCTTGATTGTCTTAAGACTTTATAAAGCTTGGTATTTAAGTAGAAATACCGTAGCTTTTGTGAAGCCTTTCCTCGCTTTTTGACAGCCATATACCGAACCTTGAATCTCTCTTGATCATCCATCTGTTCCCACACATAATGCAATACAGTTCAACACGGATTTTTTGAGAATAAACCCTGTCTACAAAAACTCTGCCATTACATCTTTTACAATACATTATTTAGTTTTTCTATAGACTACTTAGAAGCTGACTTCTTAGCAGGAGCCTTCTTAGGCTTCGCAGCCTCATCTAGCTTCTTGGTTACAGCAGATGTTGCAAATTGTGCAACCATGCCAAATGCAGGATCCTTCTTGTTAACATAGCGTAGTGCTACTGGAACAAGTGATGCCCATAGAGAGTTTGTTACTAGCAACCACTCATGTCCACCGAAACTTGAAATAGCCACATGTGTTGATGCTGCAACAATTGTTGCCGCTCCAATAATTTGACCTACCAAGTTACGGATATAAGATTCAATCATTGCTTGATTAATCTTCATTTTTATTTCTCCTTATTTGTTAGTATAGATGTTGCTTTTGCAAGCAGGATTTGAAACCTTTTTATATAAAATTTTTCCATCTACGTATTTGCTCTCTACAAAGAGAACAGTTTCCCATCTACAAAACAAGTGTAGTTAGGGGAAATTTCTACTATCTGCACATGAGGATGTTCACCATTCTCAATGTGTGCGATAGCAAAACCTTTTTGCCAATTGTGGTTCTGTGTATAGTTCATACCAGAGCTTTTTTCATCACACATGTGACCAATCTCGTAACCACGAATTGCTCTACCACCAGTTGCTAGCGGGAGCTCGTATGTTTGAAAGTGTGAGGCAATTCTGTGTGAGTGTCCTCTAATTAAAGAAATTTGAAGGTCATCAATATCTTTTCTTGCTGCACCTGTGTCAGCAATTGAAAGACCATGATGTACGTGAATATCACCAAAGCGATGCTTAGGCAATTCGTTATAATAAATATATTCATAGCCAAGTGAATCTAGCGACCACAAAGATTCTGGAGTAACATCTTTAGCATAGTCTGGAAGCTTTTTGTCAATATAATCAAAAACTCTAACATCGTGATTTCCTAATGCGGAAAATAATTGAGCATCTGGAAGCATATCTCTGGTCTTAGCATAAAAATCTCTTGCACCTTTTGCTTCATGTCTCATCATAGGGACAATAAGATCTTTGCTATCATCTTTGTGCAACTGCATAAATTCTGCAGATCTGCCCTCTGTATATTTACTATAGCATGCTTGATCGTCTGTATCTCCAAGATAATCTACAACATCTGGTTTGAACCATTTCATGACCTTAAACCATAGTTCAATGGCCTTGTCATCCTGATATGGAAATTGCTGGTCGGATGAAAGCATCCATTTTAAATCATTACTCATGTAATCCCTTTCTGAGGGTTTAGTTAATTGTAGCGTATCTTATTGTTTTCTGTCAAGCAGCGTGTGCTTTATTATGTTCTTTTCTTGAACAAAGAAAAAGATTGATTAATCTGTTATCCTTTTTATCTTGATTGATATGATGGATAGTTTCCCAATCTTCTATAATTCTATTTAATTGTTTTTCAATCATAAGGCGGTGTTCATAATACCAGCCTTTAAAGTTTTTAGGATGTTCAGGTACTTTAATTAAAATGTAGCCTTCACGACTTATTTTCCTATCACGCTTAGTCCAAGCATTGATAGGAGAATACACTACTGTAGACCTACTGCTATCCAGTATAGGTACAAGCCTGTTGTTTGGGCTGTAGGGGCTGTTTTACCAACATAAGTAAATGTTGCACCCGTATTTGTAATGGTCTTGCTAATGTAAGCATATCCATTTTGAGTCTTAGTATTTGAAAGAACTGTGCCTACAACTGATGATGGCTTTGAGCTAAACGAGTATGTAACGTCAACCGTTGTCCCTTTTATTGGAACAATTCCTGCAGCAACCTTTTGAGTTCCTTGTACAGTAGTTGTTGATCCACTTGTAGGGTCTACATTGATTTGTGAATGTGTAATTGCTGCTTGCAAATCTTCAATAGACTTTTGCTGATTATTTAAAGTATCAATCATTACTGAAATAGTTGTATAGTCAATTACTGCATTGTCTGATTGGATAATCTTATTACTCGCCAATTGGTTCTCCCTCTTGATGGACTAGGACTTCTTTTTGTCCCGCCTCTATAATATCTGTATCAATCCATTGTAACACATCTGGATCAACCACATGCCTACGTTTTGAATCGCTTATAAGATATATTTTACCATCAGAAATGTCCTTAACCAAAGAACCATCTCTAAAGCCTAAAGTTCCGCCAGATAATAGTTTGTTTAAAAACGTTGCATCAATTTTAAGGACGGGAAGGTACCAAGACTTCATGGCTCTTTCAGAAACAAATTTAAACCTCTTATTACCCTTTACATAGTAAAAAGAACCAGCGTTTAATCCGATTAAACCGCTGGGTACAAAAGGTGCATCTTTAATTTGCTTGATCTGTTTTTTCTGAAAGGCTTTTAGAATATTCATTTATAGCTTCCTGCTTATCCATTAGTTGTGTAATGTCTGCTCTAAGTACCGCAATTTGAGTTTCGTAATGTGATACAAGTTCTCCGATGCGTTGCTGAAGAGCGGTAATTACTAATTCCGCTTTTTCTGCCATTTATATTTTCCTTTTACGATAGGGAAGAAATTTCTGCCTGAATTGCAGCAATTCTTAAATCAAAAGTAACAGCTTGATCAGTAAGATCTTGAATTACCTTGTCGCTTGGCTCTGATACTGCCTGCTCTTCTTTAAGAGACAATTCAATGTTATATCTGTTAATCTGCAGGTTTCTTAGGTGTTGCTGTGCAATCCCAACCTTTTCTTCATTTGATAGTGTTGTCATATTTCCTCCTCTCCTATTATAGCACTGGTACTATCTTTTTGGCAATAAAATTTACTCCCGCAAAAGATTGATATTCTTCTAGCGTTCTTACGCTGCCTAAACCTTGATCATCAATTGGTTTATCAATGATTATTCTTTTAAGCTCTTCTTGCGAAGCTATTTCTAAAGTTGAAGACTCTTGTGGGAAATCTTCAATTGCCTGCCTTCTTAAATTTTTATAACCTTTTTGATTGTCATAATATAAATGATAAAAGTTTTGAGATTCTGGAAGCATAATATCAAATCCATGAGTATATAATCTTAAAGCAGTTAAAGCTTCTTCTCCCCAAAAAAACATTTTTTTATTTGGCTTGATAGAAGCTATTTCTCCGCTTGCAAATATTGAAGCGGCAGAAACAGATCTTGAAAAAACGTTATTTGAAAAATTTCCTACAGCTCTTTGATGTGGCACATAATTATCTAGGAAGCTTAACTCTTGAATAAAGTCGGTATATGATACGTGTGCTTTAGTGTTTAATATTTTTACATCAACTCCGTCATATTCGTATGCTCCAGGATAAGCTGAAATTGCTGGATTTGTACCCATAGAAGAATATTTTAAATAATTATTTATTAATATATCATCCCAAAATGGCTCAAATCTCATATGAGAATCTATTTGCAAATAATAATCTTCATCATTATAAAATTCATTTGCAAGGTATCTTCCATTACCAACCCCTAAGTTCTCTGGGGCAAGACTTGTGCTATATTTAACATTATCCATTTGAGGAATATCAATGTTTAATTCATTAAAATATGTTATATGTACACCAAAATTTATAATGTGTTTTCCAGAACTTTTTCTTAAACAATCTTTAATTGTTCTAGCTAACTCAAAATCATGATATGCGGGGATTTGAACAAATATGCTTGCCATTACCATTTACCAATAGGGCAAGAAGCCTCTTTCATTTTTGTTTTTAATGCCATAAAACAACCGCATTTTTTACACTGCTTTGTTAAATCAAAAAATTCTGGGCAAGCTTTACAAATTTCAAGCCTTTGCTCTGATACTTCTCTATCAATATATTCTGTATTAGGGTTTAAAAGGTCCCAAGGCTTTACATCCTTTTTCCCGCTTTTTTCTTTTTGCTTATCTAAATACTGTTCCCATTTTGTTTTTTCTGTCATGGATAAAACACCCCGTCTATATATTTGCAACCAATTGTAACCCATTGAAATCCTTCTGTTACTTCTACCAACTTTGGGTTGCTTAGCATGATAGATCCCAACCTTTCATCTAAACGCATCCACTGTTCTGAACCATCAGACTTATGAGTTAATGTAAAAAGAATTTCACCATTTTCATATTGTTCTTTTTCCTCAGCATATGAATTATTAAATAAGTTAACTAGTTCTTCTGAATACATTCCATTTTCAACAACTAAATCATCAATAATAAAACAAGCTAACATATGAACATTTGGATCAAAATTATATTCTTGCCCATGAGGGATTATGTGTATTACGTTTTTACTTAATAGCATTTGTTTATTCTACCATCCCGTCAAATTTCTGTCAATAGCTAGTCGCAACACGATACGCAACCTGGAGAGTAATAAGTATTTCCAGCATAACGACATTGACCAACATAAGTACAAGGATTTGAGGCATTTGCAACGTCTGCAGAATTGCATTTCCAATAAACTGTTGGTCTGGAAGCAGCTGTTGTGGTAGTTGTAGCTGGCTTACTAACATTGGGACAACATGAACCTGAAGGAGAAAGACCAGATGGTAGTCCTGTATAAGGTGCACCAGATCCGCAACATTGTGGAGAATAATAATATGTTCCATAGTCTGAATAAACACAAGTACAAGCTGTTGTTGTAGTAGTCGTTGTAGTGGTAGCGGCGGGAGTGCTTACAGTAAAACTTGTGCTTGCTGTACCATTTGGAGATATACCATTAGAAGCTGTTACATATAATTGCCAACCGTAGTTTGGATATAAAGTATTTATGTTTGATGCTGGTGAAAATGTAGAACCAGTTGTATATTGTACCCATGAAAACGAACTGCTACTAAAATATTGCCAAGAATATGTATATGTAAATGTAGAAGGATTTCCACTCCATCCCGAAGTTGATGCTGTATATGATGTAGAGCCAGCGGTACCTGAAGAAGGTGTTACTGTTGCAGTTCCTCCTGTTGGTGCAGCATTTGGTGCAACATATGGGGTAGATGTAACAACATTTGAATATGCTGTTTGCGTACCATATGAATTTGTTGCAGTTGCATATGCAATAAAACGATCTGGCGTTCCTGATGCTTCAGATGTTGTAATTGCGTGACTTGCAGAAGTTGTTCCACTTTCAAGTCCAGTATTAGCATTAGTTGGATCAACTCCTGTTGCTTTAAATATTTGCACACTATATGTAATTGGAGAAGCACCTGCAGTTGCTGCAGATACCGTTGCTGTTATTGTTGTTCCCGCCATTTGTGTACCAGAAGGTGCTAAAGATACTGTCATACCAGAAGGTGCTACTCCAGTAATAGTTACGGAACCAAGTGCTACCCAAGCACTTCTACCAACAATGTTTCCACTTGTTGTATATGATCTTACCCAATAATATCTTGTTGTTGCTAAACCAATTGTTGCGGTATAGTTTGTTGCAGTAATTCCAGTGTAGTCTGCAGTTGCACCGCTTGATGGAGTACTATTTAAGTAAGACCAATAAATTTCATATGAAACAACGTTGTTTAATATTGAAGCACCAATTTGTTGATTATAAGAATCCACTGGAGCTGACCAATAAAGATAGGCATCTGACCCTGATGCATATCCTCCACCCGCCGAAGGTGTATCTACTGTTCCAGTATAAAACCAGTTTGCAGCAGTACCCGCATCTCCGCTACCATTTGAATAACCTGTATCAGAAGCAGTTCCTTGACTGTTGTATCCGATTGCAGACATATAGTAATAACCATTTCTTGGCAAATCATAAAATTGATAACCTGTTCCACTAAAAGAACCACTATCATAAAGTGTATAAGAATATGCATTCCCATAACCACTTGTTCCTGTGCCATTTGCGCTTCTCCATACTTGCCAGCTTACTGAAGAAGCGTTTGCGGAATAAACTCCAATATAACCTTTAGTAGAATTACTTGTTCCTTGATTTGTAATAAATACTGGTTTGCTTGCTCTAAGGGGCAATGCAGTAAATTGAATTGTTTGTGATGCTCCAGTGAATCCCGTTCTTGAAACATATATTGTTACTGTATAAGTTGCTCCAGCAGTTAGATTTGAAAAATTCCATTCTTCTGGAAATTCTTGATTTTTTGTAATTGTTGGCCCTGTTGGAGAAATTGATGCAGACCAAGTTTCATTACTTGTATAAGCTGTATAGTAATTTCCAATTTGAACGTTTGCATATCCTGCAGGATACACTGAATATCCTATTGTAGTTGTTGATAAAGTTGGAGTAGCTAATTGATTTGAAGTAATTTCAAGCGGATAAGAACCATTTGGATCACTTGGTATGGTTCCGTAATATGCAGTTACATAACATTTTACTGCACGATAACCAGTTGAAATAAAATCTGATGGTATTGTTATTGATTGTGTTGTAAGCCCCATAGAAACATATGTTTGAAAATCTGTAGATTTATACCAAGAATATGTATATGATGTTGGCGTTAATGACCATGTAGCATTACTTACTGTTACAACACCGTTTGGATAAGCATTTCCTGTAATTGATGGTGATGAATTTGCAACTGGTGCAAGAGACGTTCCAGTTGTTACTGTTCCTACTGCACCCAAATATCCGCTATAGTTTGTTGGTGTATACCCTTGTGTACCAGTAGTTGGCAAAATATAAAAAATGTACGTGTGAGAATTATTTAATCCAGTAAATGTGGCAGTACCAGAAATAGTTGTTGCACCGTATCCGCCAGTTCCGTTTGTACTTCCAGAAGAACCGTAAGTGTAGGTTCCAGCTGTAATATCATAATAATAAACAATGTATCTATTTGTTGCATACCAATCATCATTACTTGCTGCAGTCCAATTTATTCTAATTTGATTTGAAACTTGATATGTTGTATCAATTGTAACTGTTGGTGCTGCAGGAGTTCTTAATGTATAAGACCCAGTAGATGTATATGTTACTCCATTTGCATTTGACGCTGTAACTCCAAAGGTAATATACGTATCTGCTCCACGATTATAAGCATCGGATTGTAATAGTTTGTATGCATATCCGCTTGATGGGACTCTTGTTGATGAGTTAGATGATGGGTTTGTTAAGCCAGTATATGTTTTAAGCGTTGTTGTGTTACCACTTTGAGGATTAAACATTTTAAAATTTGCAGATATGCTGGTTGGTGTTGGAGTAAAATGATAATTTGTTCCATAAAATTGATATAAATCATTATTAGAATAAGTTGCACTTCCAGAAGTTAGATCAAAATTTACAAGGGGTGTATTATCTATTGTAAATGTTGAAGAATAAATTGATTCCCACGTTGAGGGGCTTGTTTTAACCCACGCATCACTTGCGGGTTGCCAATTGCTTGCTCCAACTTTAATATACAAAGTTCCTTCAGACCAAGTGCTTGTTGCATTTTTAACATACAAATGTGCTGCCATTTATTACCAGCTAACCCAAAGATCTCCTACATACCCCGTGCTTGCACCTGGGGGAGAAGTTCTTTGTCCATAATAAATGCCAAGACCTAATCTAACTTGTCCATCATATATATCTTCAATTAAAACTCTTGTTCTTCCTGCCGAACCAAGTCCCCAAGCACTGTTTCCAGTATAGGCATCTGTTACATAGTTTCCAATACTTGTTACACCTTTTTGTACGGGTATACCAAAAATTTGAGTACCTCCACTAGCTGTCATTTTAATCTTAGAGATCTTTGTTGAATAAGATGTTGTTAATCCATCTGTAGATCCATTTTCAATTCCATTAGAAGCATATAATTCAATAGTTCCGTTAGATGTTGTGTTAGCATATAAACCTGTAGAGGTCCAATAGTTTGTACCTGATGCTACTGTTAACCCTCCCCTAATATCTGCATTAACTGCGGTAAGTTTTCCAGTTGCTGCGTCTACGGTAAAATTTCCAGAAGGGTTGGTTATCCCAAGTGCTACGCTAATTGTTCCTGCTGAAATTTTTCCAGCATCTAGATTACCAATTACTTGACTTGCCACAGTAGTTCTTGTCCATGTTCCGCTTACAATTGTATATTGAGCAATAATGCTTCCTACGCTGTTTCTAACAAACCAAGTGTCTCCTTCTATGTTGCCTGTAGAATTTGAGTATGTTGCAGAAAATGTATCTGTAGTTGCATTAACCGTATAGTATTGTAAATTTGGTGCTTGTCCTTCATCCGTTGTTGTTCCCGCTGCACCATAAATAATCCTATTTTTTCCATTAGCACTTGATTGTGCAGCTGCTGCTGCATTTGCTGCGGTAACAATAGCACCATCTTGGACGCTTATCCACGATGATCCATTCCAACGATACATCTTATATCCATCATTTGTATCATACCAAAGATCACCTACTTGAGTAGCTGTTGGAGGTTCATCTTGCTGGAATGTTTTAATTTTTAACAAACCCTGTGCAGCATTTGAAACAACTGTTGATGCAAGAGTAGAACCAATTAAAGCTTCTTGACCAATTGTTCCAGCAAAATATGCATTGCCAGCTTCCGTAATTCTAAAAGTTTTTGAAGAAATTGATCCATTATTTAAATCTATTTGCATTCCAGCAACTGTGTACTTAGGTTCTGATGTGGCTATTGATGCTGAATAGTTTGTGCTTTGAATTACTGTTGCACCAATAGTTCCTGCAAAATATGCGTTACCAGTTGAAGCATCTATGTAAAACTCTCTTGTTCCAGCATTAAATCCAGCAAGACCAGTTTGGTTTAATATAACACCAGTACCGTCTGTTGTACCATTTACAACATCAAGCAAACCAGCATCAGTTCCAAAATCTCCTGCAAAAATTGATCCGCCACTTAATAAAATATCCCCATTAACATTTGTTGTTAAATGGTTTGTTCCAGATGCTGAAAAACCTGGGGTTGTAATATAGATTGGTTCTGAGTATTGAGAATATACAGTTTCTCCATTTACATCTGTTGTAAATGCACGAACTTTAATGCTATATGTTTGATTTGGTTCAAGATTTGGAATTTTTAAACTTAATCTACTCGGAGAGTTTAAGTCAGATGGAATGGTTGCGTCTGTTGCACCAGGTGTTGGGGTGTTAGATCCTGCAGCACTTGATGTAGAAACTGTTCCACCATTGATTGTTGTTCCAGTTGATGAGGATGTAGTTACTGGCCCTGAACCAGCAGATGCGGTTGTTGGTGATTTTGTTGTAGTTGTAGTGGTTCCTGAAGTTGCTGTTGTTTTTGCTGATGGCATAACAATGCAATTTATTGGAGTTGATGTTGAATTGGAATAAGTTTTTAATGTACCAGCTGTTGATCCGTTATATGGTCTTCCAGTTAAATAATACTTTTTAGTTGATGATAGGCCCGTAAATCTATAAGTGATAGTTGCCCCAACTGCATATGGCAATGGTATTGTATATGATTTTTGAATTGCTGCACTGACACCATCTGTTGCAGTCATTATAAAAATAATTTTAGTACAATTGGATGGACGGGTAAAGGTAATATCTACATAAGTAGTACCTGCAGAACAATGCATTCCAGCTAATGTGCCAACTGCCATTTACCTTACCCCTTTTTTATAGTATTTGTACGTAATACTCAACATCCAATGGAGTACCGTATTCTTTGGCAATTGGTGTTGAAAGTACTGACTTACTAATTAAATAATCTTCGCTTGTTAATTCTTGAGTTGTTGAAGCTTTAATAGCATCAACTGTAACAGAAGCTGTATTGTCTGTAGCAATTCTAACTGTTTTAATTGTATTGTTAAATACAACGTTTGCTGGAAATGAAGCATTTAAAATTTGATAGCCAGAGTTATCTTCCAGCGTGTATGTAAATGTAAATGCATTATCGTATGTATCTACCAGTGTTACTGTAAGAACTCCCGCCACTGTATTATATGCAAGAATTTTTAATGTATCTACATCTGAATATCCCAATAAACTAAATCCAAAAGTATTATTTTCATATCTTGTATTTTGAGCAAGGTCTACTGAAAAACCACCAATTCTTGGAGATGCTTCAGATTGTGGTGAAAATCCTGTAAGGTATACAGTTCCTTGATTTGCTATAGTTTGAGCTGGATCATTAACACTTGCAGCCCAATTTGAAAGATCAGAAAATTCAGTAATAATTCTATCATTGCGATTTGCAACATCTGTTATTCTTGAATCTGGATATAATCCAATTTCATAAATATTTGCATACAAGCTTGCTGGCAAAGTTCCTCTTACAATAATTAAATCTGGACTGCTATTAGTCGCAGATTTATAAGTTTTTAAAGATACTGGAACTCTCATTGTTTCAAAGTTTAATTCCATATCAGAAACCGTTGGTGCTGTATTTATTGCACCCAGTGCCATATCTGATGCCCAATTAGATCTCACTCCCGACAAATATTGTAGAAGAACTTTTCTACCATTTGTGGTAATTAAGTTTTCAGATCTTCCTATTTCTACGCCATCTTGTTTAAATACGTAGGTTCCTTTAAATGTTAAATCCACTGTATGTCACCGCCCCCGATTGTCCCTTGCTATATTTTGCTGCAATTGTAAAAGAATAATGTCCACTAAACACAGTACCAGTTTCTGGATATAAATTAAAATAGTGAAGCTTTGTTGTAGCATTAACAGTTGCACCATTATGCCAAACTTTAGTATTTTTACCATTAGCTCCTGCTTGATTGGCTCCAACTACTGTGACTTCATAACCAATAACCCCTGAAGCTGCAGCTGGCTTCCATGTAAGCTGTATGTGACTTGCAGTCTTAATAGGTGCCTTGATTGTAGACGCAACAACTTTTGCAAGAGAAGCATTTGTAGAAACTGTTTTTGTTGCAGATGCATTTGTGCTGGTGCCTCCACCAGATCCAACTATGCCCGAAGTTACCTGATGATTAGAAACTGCAACTTCTGCTTCATATGATATTGATCCATCTGTAGTAATATCATCTGTGGCAGCATCAAATGTAACAATAATATTGACTATGGGTGCTGAACCAGAATTAATATACTCTGTGTCTGATGTTGATGTTGGATCCCAATATACGTTTGTTGGCGGATGCAATGTAGAAACAACAACTTCATTTGAGCTATCTGTACCTGATCCAGAATCATCCCCTATCGTAAAGTTTTGACTAGTAAGGTACTCTCTATACTTAAGCTCTGAAAGGACAACGACTTCTCCAACATAGTTGGCTATGTATCTAGGGTTATTTCTAGGGTCTGTGGCTGAGATAATAAGCGTCTTACGCTTCTGTACACTACCCGCTACGCTTGTAGGGGTTCTATTACTCATATATACGTGTGTCATTTGTCCTCCTTTTCAATTATACCATTTAGCTTGTTGCTATCTGATTTAGCACCAATACTGTTTTTAAGCCTTGATCAAATGTTTGATGAACACCTTGAACAAAATATGTTTGATTAGATATATTCTTTAATGAATAATTAACTTTAACAACATCTCCAATTTCAAATAATGGGTTTCCATATATTGAGACTTGTGTATCTCTACTGAACCCGTCAATTGCTCTGAAGATGTTTTTTAAAATTCCAAGTGCTGCATTCTTTGATTGAACCCAATTAGATCTTATTTCTACACTTTCATTAACATTTGCTGGATCAAAAACTTTTTCTACAGATACTTCGCTACTCAATGTAATTAAATCATTAGTGTTTACCAAAAAACTAACATCTACTGGATTTTTACCATCTGGGCTCTTCTTAACCCAAACAGCTGAAGGGGAACCGTTAATAATTGCAAACCTTCCTCTAAATCCAGAATTATAAATATTTGAATACGAAAGTGCATCATTTGAAACTTTTATGCTTTCAAGCAATAGTTGGCTTACTCCTGGTACAGCTTTGTTTGGATTGTATGCTGGATTCTTTGTATAGTAATACCAATCATAAGGCGATGGTACAGCATAAGCATTAATTGCTGGTGCTAATTGATACTGAACATCATAATAGTTTACACCGTAAACTTGAGGTTTTGTTTGCATCATATAATTAATTTCAAATACTTTGTGTCCTCCAGCAATTGCATTTGCAAAGCTTGGGAGTTGCCAGTGATACCAAATTGCTGGGTGATCTAGCTGCGACTGTGTTGCATAAAGTTCTGAAAACACAATACTTCCTGTAGTTCCAACTTGTTGATTAGTAGTGTGTGAAAAAATACCGTAAGATCCTGTTGTATCTATGTTGATATCTTTTGTTGAAAGTGCCAATCTTTTTTTATTTAAATGTATTTCAAATGATGGATTTTTAATAACTTTACCAGTGTCTAGGTTTAGATAACTTGTTGGATTTTCTATTTTAACAAACTTTAAATGAACTGTTTTTCCAAATTCTGCAAAAGGAGAATTTGCTGGATAAGCCTCAATATCATCAAGTAGAGCAGCTCCTAATACACGGTATGGAACAGTTGTGCCATCTTTTTGAAGCAAAGAATTAGACTCTGAGCCTTGATAAACGTATAGGCGATATTCAAAACTTGAAGTTGTTTTTCCAGATGATGACTTGCTTGTACCCAATGTCTTTCTTATTTCTACATATACGGGATTGCTTCCGAGGTTCATTACTATTCCCCCGCCCATACCAACATTCATTGGATAATCAGAAGCTGGGCCAATATGCATCTTTGTAGAAAATGTGTAATATGGATGACTTGCAGAACTTGTCTCTCCGCCATTAGGTGTAAGAATTGTATATGTGCCAACTGTATTTGCAGGCATAACAACCTTGTTATCTATAATAGAAGGATATTGTCCAGAATAATAAGACATTCTTGAATACAATGAATTTGGATCTGAAGAGCTATTTGTATTAGAAATAATATTGTGTGTTCGTACTGGTGTATTAAATAATCCTCTAGAGACGTTTGCAATTTTTCCTGTTGGTGTATATTTTACAGTTCCACCAAATCCCGCTCTGGCAGAAAAATCTGAAACAGCAGTACTTAATTCAGCACTGTTTCCAACAATTACTCTGTAATCATTGTCATAGAAAGTTGGTGTCATTGAAGATTGATCTGAAACGGTTGTTGTAAATTTAAACTCTTTATCCTTGAAAGATACAATTTCTCCTTCAATAATTCCAAATCCTTCGTGATCTACACCAAACCCATTAAATGTACTTACAAGATCATCTGGATTTAAATAGAAATAGTTTTGAGAATTATTTGTTATTGATTGATTTAAATAATTAAATGTAGCAACATCTTCCTTATCTAGCTGCCAGACAATATCGTACTTATCAACAATACTTGTTGTCAAAGATTGTGTGTTTGCAAGACCTTGAATATCAAAAGTTTTATTAATTTGAGGTATCTTAAACTTAAGCGTAGCTTTTCCAAGCTTTGTTTTTACTTGCTCGGTGTATGTATCTTGAGTAATATTACTTGTTACTGTGAGGTTGTCTGTGTACCCCGCTGCGGTTGTAATAGACTGAGGAGTAGAGTTATCGTGAAGCAAAAGGTTTGGTTGAGTGTTTGACAAGATGTTGTCTAGGCTGAGGAATTTCATTACTCCATATGAATCAACATAAGCTCCAATTTGATATACCTCAAACAATTCTCTTAGAACATCAAAAACTTTTTGTTGCTGACCATCTGCATAAAAGAATGAAGAGTCAATTGGTTGTTTGTTTTTATGAATAGATCCGTCAACCATTGTTGTGTTAGAAACTGTAACTTTTCTTAAACTATCATAATCGTAATCAGTAAAACCAGCAAGATCTAAAATATTAGTGATAACGTTAAATACATCTTGAGATTTAGAAACGTAGTCTGTTGGCGATAGTAGTTGAAGGTATTTTGACACATCAAATGCTGTAACGGTTGTTCTTTGAAGGTCCTGTCCATCCCAGTTTTCTGCATACCAGATGCCACCTGGAATTACTTTATCAGCAGAAGTTGCACCCGCAACTGTATCTTTAATTACATAGTTAACATAAAACTTTACGTTCTTTTTAAATAAACCAGAAAGTGGTGACTTTGAAGAGTTGTTTGAAAATATACTTAATACATAACCGCTAACATTGAACGGAATATTTGAAAGATGAATTTGTGCACTATTAGAAGATATAGCTGAAATTGGCAATGGGTTTTGCTTATTATCTAACTCTGAGGTTGTCTCTACATTCATTACAAAGTTAGTAAGATCTAATTCAATTCTTGGAGAAATTTCAACAACCTGTAGTCTTTTCATATCTGCTTGATACTGAGTGTATCTCCCAGGTACGCTGATGGTTGCTCCGTACTCTGAATATCTTACATTGTTTACAATATCTGCAGATGGAGATGAATACTCTGTTTTAATGTCTGCTGAGTTTTGAGTAAGAACAATTTTATTAATTGCTTGTGAAAGAGTAATTTCTCCTTGATTATTAAATGTTGGCATTGTAGACCAAGGTGTAGTTGTCCATTCACCGTTAGTCTGAAGATACAATATGCAAACTCCAGCACTTGAAATGTTTGCATTTGTGATTGTAATTGCCTTTGAATAATTTGTAACTGTATTATAAAGATTAATAGTAACGCTTGTTGGAGTTGAATATGAAACATTAAACTTTAAAACAAGCTTGTTTGTTGACATTATCTTGTCATATAGTGCACCAATTGAGTTTGTTGTTCCATCTGAAACAAAATACTTATATGTTGTGTAATCTGAAAGAATGCCATTTTTGTATAGTGGATTACTTTTTGATGAACCCAATGCCTGTGGATGGAATACAACTGGGCTACATGGCATTGATTGTGCATCCCAAAATGTGCTATTAGATCCTTTTGGAAATTGTGTATTAACTGTTCTAAATCCTGATGGTAGTGGTGTCAAAGCATTACCAGATGGCACATAGCTTTCTCCAGGTCTAAAGAATCCAAATGGTGCGTCTGTTTTCCAAAGATTGCCGTATTGGTAATCAAATGCTGTTGATTTAAAAATTTCAAATTGATCAATTAGCACAGTATATGATGAAGGTGCTGTACCAACTTTTGAAGCAATTGTTGTATCTCTTGAAGTAAAATCAAGGCTAAATGTAAATGATGAGTATGTTGTATCAATTGGACGAGAACTTGCATAAAGCTCAAACTTGGTCCATGTTGTATTATCAATAGTTAAAGACTTTGAATCTGATCTATGGCTATCTATGTATGCCAGTGATGTTAGGGTTACTTCTACATTCTCTACAGTCTTAGCATAGAATATGATCTTATATGTATTAGCTCCTCCTGGAGTAGCTACTGTTAAACTTCCCGACCCGTTTTGACCAGTTGCTGCAAACTTTAATACGCTTGTATCTGTGTATCCGCTTGAGCCTCTACCTCCTGTTGATTCGTATGTTGCTGTGCAATTAGATGTTGACCAACTTCCTGGTGTTTTCCAATTGCTTGAAAGTGATGTTCCGTCTCCAGCAAAAGTAGCGTATGGAGCATAAAATAAATTGTAATTCCATTCAGCAGAAACGGCGGGAACCACATAATGTGAATCACCCGTTGCAAAATATTGCTTAACTGCTGATGTACCTAGCATTATACCTCCGTAAATTCTATTGTTATATTTACGAGATCGAATCCTTTTCCTCTACCGCCTGCATTTCTTTTAACAACCTCATAATCAAAGTTTGTTATATAAGCAGTATATACGGGATTGTCTGCATCCGTAGGTGCTTGAAATGAAGAGTAGTAAGTATTTTCATCTGGCGGAAAACCTTCTGTTGAGTTAATATTTTGTGTAGTTAATCCCGCACTAATAATTCTAACTTTAATAGGAACAAACACATTAGCCTCATAAAATGATTTCATCCATGCTCCAGCTTTTCCGCTGTAAGAATCTGTTGATTTATAATCAACTGTTTGTTCTGTAAGTGATGGGACTAAGCTCCATGATGCAGTAAACTTATGCTTTCTTGCCACAACATAACGACGTAAAGTGCCGTCTGCCATACGGTTTGTTTTTTCTACCACGTCATATGTAACATGAATTGGTTGACGATTATGATCTGTAAGTTTATACCATGTCCCAGCGTCACCAGTTAATGATACTTGAATTCCTGTCTGTAATTGCATTATCCACCCACCTTACTTTTTACACCTGACATATTAGCAGTTACTCCATTTTTCTTAAATGCATTATCTACTATAGCCTGTAATTGTTCTTGTGTAAACTTGCCAGTATCGTTAAATACCATGTTTACTATTGGCTGAGCACCTGCTCCAGAGCCCATTGATGCGGCGGTTCCATATTGAACAGCCGAAGGCATATTAACAGAACCAACATTGTATGTTCCAAGCTTAGGGTTATAATTTTTAAGTGCTGTAACTTCTGCTTTTGTAAGATCTTTACCGCTTGATAGTTTTTCTTGAGCATCAGCAACTAACTGGCGACCTTTATCAATTGTTGCAGTATTTTCATTTGATATTTTTGTTTGATTATATTTGTCAGCATTACCCGCTAGCTGTTGACGAAGCAGGTTAGCTTGAAGATAATCTCCACCAGCCATAGCTTTTCTAATTTGATTTTGAATATCTGTCTGTTGAGTAGCATAACTAATTGCATCTTGAGCGGCAGTATTTTGATCATCCATTAATTTCTTTTGTCGTTCTAGTGCGGTTATTCTTTTATTCTCTAAATCAAGTAATGGCTTATATTTCTTTTGAAGAGCAGATGCTTTATTGGCAGCAATTTCTTCAGCACTTAAAGGAGAGCCATCTGCGTGAAAATTTAGATTGTTTGTTGTAGGAGTAATTCCAGTATATGATTGAGCTTCTTTACTATTAAATAATGTTTCTAATGTTCCAAATTTCTTTAAAATTTTATCTAGCTCTTCTGGAGTTTTTACTACTCCAGAATTTAATAATGAAACTGCTTTAACAAGATCAAGTGTTGAATATGCTGTTTTTCCATTTGCATCTTTCATTTTTACTGCATTTTCTAAATATTTTGCTAATGTCGGAGAATCTTTTTTAAGTGCTCCCATCCAATCCGTAAAAGCTAATTTTGATTTATTAATTTCAGAAACAACTGTAGGGCTTAATCCAGATATTGCTGCTTTAACATTTGAAGGCAATGTTGTTGCTACGCTTGTTATTGCAACTCCAACAGCTTTGTTTTGTTGTTCAATTGTATCGTCAACTGTTCCGCCTGGTAAAAATCTTTTCCATGTACCCTTTGGTATATCATTTGCTGCATGTGTTAAAGCACTAGTAAAACCTCTTGCTGTTGTTTTTTCATCAACGCCATAATTTGGCAATTTTGATAAAGCTTCATTTTGAGCAATGTTATTTTTTCCAGCAGCTTGCATTATAGCAATTACATCTTCTTTTGCTTTATCTGTTACTACTCCAGTTTTAGCATCTTTTTTTGGCCCCATTCCAGCAGCAACATCTGATGCATATTTTTGTTGCATTAATTTTGTTAATTCTTGAGGGTTTGAATTTTTAACTTCAGTTATATAATCTTTTGTCATTTGATCTGAAGCATTCATATAAGCTAATGTTAGCTTGTCAACTGCAGCTTTATTTTCTGCTATTGCTGATGCGTGAGATTTAACATTTGACAAAGTACTAGAAAAATCAAATTGTGATAAATTATTTGCTTGTAATCCAAAATGTTGTACTGCTACCGAACTTACGCTAAATGAGGATTGTAATGTATTTGATGCAATTCTAGTATCTTCTGCTGTTCTTTTTATTACTGCTGCTAGTCCTCCTAATGCTGCACCTGCCACAGCAGCTTCTGGACCTAAAAATGCTCCCATGCTTGCACCAGATATAGCAGAGTTTGCAATATCTCCACCAGGAAGTTTATCTACATATTGTCCGCCAAACTGTTGTGCCATTTGCAATCCAAGACCCATGCCAATTCCGCTGAATCTTCCAGTCATCATTTTAGGCATTCTTGATTGAAGTTTTGCTCTTGCAGCCATTCTTGCTGCATTAAATTTATCAAACCTTCCACCAGATCTTGATACTGCTGCTAGGCCTGGTTCTGTTTCAGTAGCAAGATTTGTATATTCTCCACCACCCGCATTTGCAAGCAATGCTTCTTCCATAGCAACATTAGCAGCTGCTCTAACTTTTGGTCTTGACTCTTTAATTCCTTCTGTAACACCATCAACCATATTTTTAGCAGCACGTTTTGTTGCTTTTGATGGAGATTTAGACTCTGATGCAATATTTAATTCTTTTGCTAATTCTTCTTCTCTTTTAATTTTGTCAAGAATAAGATTGTGTGTTCTTGTATAACTTCCGCTACTTCTAGCATTACTTCCTGATGGCCCAGACAAATCAATTTTTGGTTGAAATTGTGGTGAATTAGCAAATGGTTGAGGTGAGGAAGTAGTAGATGCTACTATTTGATCTAATCTCATTTTTTCTGCCATTGGAAGTTCTCCAGCTAATCTTGCACCCGTTATTGCTGAAGCACTCTTAACCCAAGGCAAGGTTCTAGATCCAAAATTTTTTCCTGGTTTTAATTCTCCGCTTGTGACTCTTTTATCAAGATCATCTAATGCTGCCTTAAATAACTTCATTTCTAATTTTTCAATTGGTTGTTGTCCAGCTAATATTTTTTTACCAGAAGCTCTTAGTTCTGTTTCACTAAATCCTTCGTCAACCATAGTTGCAATAGCATTTTCCATTGATTTGCCAAATGCTGCAACATTGTTTTTGCTATTAGGTCGTGTCAAAAGATTAAGTGATTGATTTTCTGGAGCTGTCAAAGCATACATCTTTGAGTAATCTGTCCAGTCTTTTGGCATTGCACCTTCTCTTGGAGCAATATGTGAGATGTTTCCAAACATCATTTCTTTTTCAGATTTGCTAGATATGGACATTCCAGCTGCTCTCATAGCAGCAATTTCTCTAGCAATAATACCAAGCTGTGTATCTCTTACACCTGGCATTGCTCCATACACTCTTTCAGCTTGTGTAAATGCAGATGAAGGTCTACTTGATCCACCTGGAGTTACTCCATCGCCATGTTGAGGAAGTGTTCCATTAATCATTGCAGTAATAAATGGTGCATACTTTTGTGTTTGTGCTGTAGGAATTACTGATTCCCCGCCCATCAAAAGTGCAGGATAAACATCTCCTGCGGAAGGGCTACCTGGAACAATTCCCCCAGATGCCATCTTTGGCCCCTTAAATGGAATTCTTCCGCCTGCAAGTCCAGCTTCTGCTGCAAGAAGTTTTGCTGCCATGCCACTTCCAGATGCTGCTGCCATACCTACAGCCATTCCTTCAAGGCTAACTGTAAGTTCTCTTACTGCTTTATTAAGAAGCATTACTGCAGACTCATCTTGCAAAATCTTTTGACTAAATAGTTGTGCTGCATTTTGAGATGCAATAATCTCTGGCGTAAATAATTGACCAAATGTTTTAGTTCCATTAATAAGATCTTTCATTGAGAATAGACCCTTGATTAAATATCCAACAAAGTTAGCAAGTACACCAGTAAACATAATAATAGGACCAGATAATGCAACGCCAGCTGCTACAATTCCAAGTACTGTTTTTACTGGTCCTGGCAATCCGCCAAATACTTTTGCAACACTATTACCAAAGTTAAGCAAAGTTGTAGCAACTTGCATAATCTTTTCACCAACAGGCAACAGATCTGCTTTCATAGTTTCAACTGCTCTTCTAAATTTTCCAGTCGTTGATTCTGTAGCGGTTTTTAATTCTCCTGCTGCAATTCCCTTTAGTTGTGATTCTGAAGCATTCATCAAATCAAATGCTTGTTTAGTTTGACTGTTAACTGCACCTAAGTTTGTAATAAGTGCTTGAATTCTTGCTTCTTGAAACTTTCCAAAAAGTTTTTCAATTAATTGAGCTTGTGCAAGTGGTTGCAAGCCTTTTAATGCATCTTGAAGCATCATAATCATTTGTACGGGATTTCCGCCAGTCTTCGTAGCAATTGATGATAGGTCTATGTTGTATGCAGCAAAGGCATCTTTTGCTGCTTTAGTTGGGTTAATAAGTGATGCCAAAGCTGATTTAATTGCGTTTGCTGATTGAGCTGCTGGAACTCCCGCTTCTTTCATTGCAACCATCATGAGTGCTGTGTCTTTAAAAGATCCGCCAAGTTGTTGAACAATAGGTCCAACCTTTGGAATACCTGCTGCTAAATCTTGCATGCTTGTTGACGTTTGGTTTTCAACTGCGTTAAGAAAGTCAATTGCACCAGACAATTGATTTGTGCTTAGCTTATAAACGTTTTGCAAAGAAATAGTTGTTTGCATTGCTGACTGTTGATCCATTTCGCCAAGCTTTTGTAAACGAATTGATTCTCTTGTTGCACCAATAAGGTCATTACCTTGCAATCCAGTAGCAGCTAAATCTGCTGCCATAGCTGCAGTATCTTTTACTGCAACACCCATGCCTGCTGCTAACTCTTTTGAAAGAGCAAGAACTTGTTGCTTAATTGCTGCTAATGCCGCTTGTGTTGGCTGCTGGATTCCAGTGCCGTAAACCTTTTGCAATCTTACAATTTCATCATTAACTTCTTGAAAAATTCTTGTTGCTGTAGTTCCAAAAATTGTAAGAGGCACAGTCATACCTACTGTTAACTGACGACCTGCCCACTGAGTATTCTTACCCCAGTTAATAAGAGACTGTGTTCCTTTGTCTACTGCAATATTGTAAAGATTTTGAGTATTTGCTGCAATCTTGGTAGCGTTGGCTACAGCATTAATTTTTGTTGGGGTAAATACAGAAAGAACACCTTGTTTTGTAGGGTCTGACATTACCATTGAGTTTTGAAGCTTTGTTTGCTCCATAGCAAGTGCCTTCATTTGGGCAGTTGCGTTTGTTGTTCCAGACTTTATGATCTGGAAATATTGTGTAAGTTTTAATTTACCGTTAACTAAAGATTCGCCAAATTTATCTGTTTCAGCTTTTAGTCTAACCGTGCTTGCGGTAAATTGTCCAGTAGAAAGCAGCGTTGCTTTAAAAGCAGCGTTAGCTTCGTTTAATTGTTTTGTTAGATTGGCATTAACGCCAACACTAGCAACGCTTTTATTAAGAAGGTTTACTTGATCTTGGAGTGCTTTGATTTGAGAGTTAACGGATTTAAAGTCACCTAGGGCAACTATATTAAGTTCTACTCTTGCCATTCATCCTCCCCCATTTGCATAAAGCCAAGTCCTTCACCTATTCCGAAGCCTTCTTTTTGTGCAACTCTTGCAGAATTTAAATCAGTAACATCTTCTATTACTTCTTCATTGCTGTTTTCTAAATCTACTCCGTTTATCGCTGCGACAAACTTTTTATCATTGTTATCTTTACTACGAATTGCTTCAATAGTTGCCATTAATTCTTCTAAAGACAAACTACTTTCTAATTCCTCATAATTTTTCCAACGACCAAGTAGAAAAACTTCGGACTCAAGGGAGCGTAGGTCTAGTTCGTCCCAACTAGTGCCGCTCCCAGAAGGTTTGGGTCTGTTAGTTTCAATCCACCAGCGATTTCTAGAATCTTCATCATGGTTGGAATTTCTACAACGTCTTCAAACTTGTCTTTATCTTTACCTAAAGGTGAGTCTGGGTACAGTCCGCTAATGCATAGCATTGCACCGTCAATAAAGATATCCATAGCTGCGTCTTCAGATGCATTTTCTGGCATATCCATCTTTTTAATGAGTTCCATGAACTCTCTTAACTTCTTAATAGGAAGCGGTTTTAAAGTGATCTGCTCACCATTTGAAAGTTCTATTTCTACTACATCGTATACTGTTGTTGCCAATTTATAGCTCCTTTGTTTAGTTAAATTATACCAATAGAATCAGCATACACAAATTCAAAGCCCCGTCATTTCTGACGGGGCCTGAATATTATTAAATTGTTAACAGGTTTTATCCTAGTTAGTTAGTTCCCCACACACGATCAATTACGACACCATACTCAGCACCTGCATAAGCAGCATTTGAGTCATCTGGTAGGCAACGGAAGCTTACTGGGAATACTGTAGCTGAATCACGCTTTAGTCCGTGAGCAGTTGTATCCATAGAAACAACACGACGTGCAATATATACACGCTCCTTATTGCGTAGAGCAGATGAAGTTGGAGTAAGGTTCTTAACCTGAGCTGGAGCATTACCGATTGCAACAAGAGTACGCTCTACTGGAGCATCTCCGAGAGCACCTGCTGCCATGTTCAAAGTTGAACCAACTTCTGATCCACCAACTGGTGTTGTATCAGCAAGAGAGTTAACTGCAGTAATTGAGCTTCCTGTTTGGTTTACATAGTATGTATCCATCTGACCCCATGAAAGAGTAAGATTGTCAAGAGTTGCTTCTACTAATTCTGTCTTAAGCGTAACTTTAAGTGTTTGCTTAAATAACTTTGCTGCGTCTAGCAACTGGTCAACCATTACTTCACCGTAGTTAGGCTCGTAAGAAATTTCTAGACCTGAGTTAGTGTAACCAACTTCACGGTACTTAGAACCTGTTGCAAGCAAACCTGTACGAGCTGAAGCACCTGAAGTTAGAAAACCACCATTTGCTGTTGTACCTGTAATAATTGCGTTTGTAGTTGCTGGTCTAGATTCGTCTTCTTGAGAGCTTATGAAGAGAGATGCTGCACCGACAATAACATTTTTTGTATTTGTAGCCATTTTTATTTCACCACCTTATTTTAATTAGATTAAAAATCTAAAAAAGATGACATATTTACTTCCTCATGTAAAATCATAGCATCGAAGTCAAATAAATCAAACTTTTATGCGTATCTACCTGTAACTGGATCTAGTTCTCTCGTGTAGGCGTATCTTACTGAAAGCATACCATTCATAAACCCGCCTTCATTTGCAAAAGCTTGAACGGGATCTGCTGATTCTACCTTAAAGTAGTGGTATGTATATGGGCTTGAAGATATTAAAGACAAGTTAATCTCTCTTGCTGAATCGTCATATCTTCTAAATAGGTCCGTAGCAATGTTAATGATTGTCTGAATCTCGGCAGGATCTCTTGAAACAATATCAAATGTTATAACGTCTTCGCTCATCCACCATTGGGTAACACCATGACTTTGAGTAATATCATAGATTACGAATGTCTTTCCTGGAAGCATGTTATTAAATTCTGGTACCTGCTGTGCGGGTATAATAGGCTGTAGAGGCTGTGTAAAGCCATCTGCTAGGTAATCATTAAGGTCAATAATACCCTTGGCTATAAGCTCGTTTAAAAGCGTTTTACGGATATCGTATGATGCCACATACTTGTAGTCTGCTGTCATTTAATTATCTCCCTGCCTGCAACAATTGAATTTACAACTTGCTGGGTAACAGCTTTTACATCTGCAATACCCGCATTATTCTTAGACAAAACCCTAGCTGTTTCATTAGCTATTCTTTCATATAGTCCAGAAGAATCTATAATTGTTTGAGCATTCTTATTATACCAAGCAGACATGAAAGTAGCCAAAGAGCCTTTTACGTATTTCCCGCCTGGATTATTAATATTTACTGTGGTTCCAGGCTGTATAAATTTTATACCTAGGTCTGAGCCCATAAATGCAAGCATCTTTTTTGCTTGATAGTGAACCGCTCTTCCTTCTTCCATTACTTGAGCTTTATCTCTAAATACATTTTTTTTGCTTACTACTTTTCCTGTAGCCCCAGGCAAAAGAAGTTCTGGGTTAATTGGAACGGGAGTTTTTGATGGTTTAAATTCTGTCTTAATAGTCATAGATCCACTTACCAATATTGCTTTATTTAAAACAAAAAGTCTTGCTGATGGGGATCCAACTTTGTTCCATTCATATATGTGGTGCATTCTTTTTGGATTTGTTACAGAAAATCTATCTACCGCTAAAACAAATCTTTCACCCAATATAACAAATACAGCTTTTGAAACTTCATTTAAAAAATCTGGTTGGGTCATATGACCAATAGCTTTAACTTTGAGATCAATTTCTCTATTTAAAGCATCAACACTTTGCTTACTTATTGATAGTTTTATCATTGTCTTGGACCTTTACCCTGTGGATTGTACTTTCATAATAAGAAACTCTTCCAAATGGGTCTAAGACTGCGTGTGAGGATGTTACTTCAAAAATGGTATCTGGCTGATCAATCTTATCAATTTCAACAAACACTTGTTGTCCGTCACTTGACCTAACATATGCAACTCTCCAACGCTTACTAAGTAGTTCAAGAGTTTTTAGTTTAAGCTGAAAGCCTTCATCATAACCTCCACCTGCATTATCTGAAGTGTCAAAAGTTTTATTGTCGCCTTTTGTATTTGTGCCTCTTGCTTGAATAGGCTCAATCTTGCATTGAATAGTTTTCTTGTACACCCATTGTCTGGATATTGCTCCAGTATCTGTATCCTGTACATTTTGTTGACCGTAAACTTGAGCGGTCATGTTCATAATTGATGCAATGATTGATGTATTAAACATTAAATGATTACAATATTAACGTTGCGGTATTGATCAAGGATATTATCCACAGTCACATTACCCGTACCGTTAAATGCTCCTCCCGCCATTTCAAATGAAATTTCTGAAAGGTTTACCTTTTTAAGGTACTTGTTACGCCAATTATAATCATTGGCCAATATGTCCCCAACAAGAAGCATTGAAGCAATTTTAATGTCTTCTGGAACGTATTTCCATCCAACTAAGCCTTCAAACTTGTATCTTGAGCCATCTCTAAATCTACCGTTACCCATTGCAGTTGGGTCTACTTGATTATCGTATCTAAGGTCCCAGCCTACATTGATAATTCTAATTGCTTTCTTTGTAGGACTTAATTCCAGCGGGAACCCAAAATTGTTATAAACTGGGGTTACTGTATTGTCAATTAGCAATTCATCGTTTTCCCAGACTTTATCTACTGTAAGCATCTTTTCAACAAGTTCAATAGCATCTGATCCAAAACCAAATTGCTCTTGCTGACCATAATATTGAATAAACTTTTGCCCTGTATATCCATCAATAATTGTTCTTGCAACTTTTTCAGCTGCTTCAATTTCTTTAGGGTTTTTGTAATTAATTTCTGACGGGCTTGTTCCTAGACCTAGAAAGTCTTGAATCTCACTTACGCTTGAATATTGTGTTTCTACTGCATAAAACTGAGTTTCTGATGTAGCAACACCGCTTAGTGCATATGACCAAACAAATTTTAAAACTCTATTAATTTGAGTAAGTGCTGGGGTCATTGTATAAGAATAAACCCCAGCAGCGTTCTCGTCTGTTACTGTAATACTGGAATATCCAGTTAACGCAATGGTATCGCTATCTGCATCATATACGCTCAAGGTTGGTACTGCTGTTGCCTGTGTTAAGACCCCATCGTTGTATACATTAAGGTATATCTTTTGCTTACTTCCCTTGACTATATTTTGCAATTAAAACGCCTCCGTTATGCGTAGAATTCTTGAGCCTCTCTTGGAGTCGCAAGTCTAAATCCATCTTGTGTATCAAAAATACGTTGTGCATCTGATTCTGACATAGCTACAAATGGGTGCTGTTGTGTAAAAGCATGACCCATTGCTTGGTAAGAGAAGTTATCTCTTTCCATCTTTACTAGTACTGAGTTTTCAGTTTTCATAATCTTTTTCTCTCTCTGTTTCTTTTCTACTTCTGAAATTTCAATTTCTTGCTTTTCAGTATTGGTAAACTTTTCATACATTTGATAAGTGATGCCTTCTTCTTCAAGAAGTGCTACAATCTCTGTTTTTGTCTTAGATCCATCAAGATCTACTCCAAATGACTCGGCTGCCTTTTTTAACTCGCTTATTTTTAAATCTGAAAATGACATTATCTTCCTCTCGTTAATGTGATTTAATTATAGCAGAAAATGATTAAGGGGACTACCGAAGTAATCCCCCCAATCTTGCAACTAATAAATATTAGTATGTGTAAGTTCCTGAGCCACCAGTTACGTTTGATCCGTGTGTTACGGAACCAAATGATGTACCTGTTGATCCTGAGACCTTAATGTTCTTTACGATTACGTGTGCATCGAAGTTTTCGACCTGGCAACCAACACGAATAAAGAGAGTGTACTCAATTGTATCCTTCTTTGGCTGGAACAGACGATAAACAGTAACATCACGCTTGATACCAATAATAAAGTTCTGAGGGAAAGTCAAGTGTAGATCACCATGCAAACCGCTTGGGCTTGAATAGTCTCCTGCACGAGTCTCGTCCATCAATGGAACGTTAATTACTGGAATACCAAATGCGAATGGTGTTACAGTACCTGGACCGCCATCGTTAGCAGCAACATCTCCACGAATTACGCCAGAAGCGATATCAAATGGATTGCCGTTGCCTGCGTTAGCAGTTAGGTTGTACAAATAATCTTGTACCAAGTTTGATCCTGAGAAGAATCGAAGTTGGTTACGACGTTGCTTATACTTACGAGGCATAGTCTTGATTGCCATGTTAAACACAGCCTTGTCAAGTCCTAGTCCTGCAGCATCCACAACGTGTGCATTTGCGAGAGCAAGTGTTCTGAAGCCCTTGAACGCTGAAAGCAAACCTGTGCTAGTTCCTGTACCGTTGATGAGAACATCCTCGATATCGTTACCAGCCTGGGTAGCCATAAGACGTGCAATGTGGTCTTCTAGATCTGGACCCTCAATATTGTCTTCAAGAGACTCTGATGAGAGTTCCCAGTCAAGACGAAGCTTGCGTGTTGTCAAAGAAACCTTTGAGAAAGTTGCAGCTGCGTTTGT